ATCCCGAGTTCCTTTTGCTAAACTTAAACCCCTTTCTCTTTCCATGGTAGTATCCCGTTCTCTTTTAACACATCATATATAAAAGCTCTTCCCATAGGAGTCCACTTCGGGCTAATCATATAATCTTTGTGACCTGTTGGGATAGCTTCTACGTAACCCTTGCCTTGATATTCTACACAGAGTTTCCACGCTTGAGCTTCATTAGGTTTATATATGATTCCTAGTGCTTTCAGTTTGTTATTTAAGGCTTGAGCTGATAAGTTATATTCGCTAGCAATTTCCCTGGTTGAATACCTACAATTCTTTCTTTTTAGGATATCCTCTCTATACTTTGAAACTCCCTCTTTTAGAACTACTCTTGCTGGCTGGTCTTCTTCTACAACTTCTGACTCAACTGGGAATAAGTCGTTAATATCATCAGTTATCTCCTTTCTCATTTCCCCAAGTACTTTATCAGCTAGCTTTGACATTCGATTAGCTTTAACCTGATCTAATAACTGTTCTAAAGCTGATTCATAGTCTGACGGTAGAGTATAGGCCTTTTCATCTTCAAATTTTCTCCAGGCTTCTATAATCTTAGCTCTGATCCTATTGCTATAATTAACTGTTGCGTATAGAGTTTCTTCTTTGTTTAGTAGGTATCCCTTATCGTATCTCTCAAACTCCGCTCCAAATATAGCCCTCCACATTCCTTCAACTCCTGCAATGTCTCTAAGTAAAATATCATGGCTTTCTCCTGTCAAGCTTGCGATCTCTTCTGATGTCATTTTAAGTAGTCTCATGTCGTTTAATATTTAATGTTAGCCACTCCGTAATGTTGTAAAGTTAAGACGATCTGATCTGTATCTATAAACCCTGGCAGTAGTCTTCTTAACTTCGCTCCTTTGAAATAAATATAATCTCTATCAGCTGTAATCTTTTCTGTATACGATTCATTAGAGTTAGCTGAGAAAGTTAGTCCGTTAATTCTCTTGATTGTTTTTCTGTCTATTGTCACCATGATGTTGTTGTTTATAAATGTGAATAAAAATGAGAGAGAAGAATCTTTATATTGACTCCCCTCCCTCTCTAGTTATGAAAAATGTATTAAAAATGTTTAGAATAAGTTCTCTGCATCAAACGGCTTATCATGCTTAGTGTACGCTGTAGGTCGCTTAGCAAAGAAATCATCAGACTCTCCAGAAAATACCTCCTCATCAAACCACTTCATTTTACTGTATTGTTCTGTTGTGATATTGTAGATTTTACTGTAACCCATTTGTTCTAGGGCTGTATCTACTCTGAATTTCATAAAGTTAATTACATCCTCCTTAGTATACCACTCAAATTCCCCCTCTTCAAATATCCAGTCAAGTAAGGAAGATTCGTAAGCTAGGTAGTCTTTTATAATTTCCTCTACAGCTTCTTGACTCTTTCTCATTTCTGGATGTTCTTGGAAAATTTGGTTGAGTATAAAGATCCCCCCAAGTGAGTGGCAATTGCTTATGATCACAGGTCTACTATTTCCCCTCTTAACAATAATACCACCTGAAGGAACTGTGACACAACCTACTTCTAAATCTGGAGATGCATCCTCAATTAATTTCTTCTTATAGGTTGCCATTGAAACTTCCCCTGAGTCCTTGTTAGTTAAATTCACTCGGTAGTATTGTTTTGCTCCAGTTTTCTTATTTGGTGATATCTTAGTTACATACCCAGCTAAAATTCCTAAAGCCTGTATTGTCTCAGCATCTTTTAAGCTATCCGTTGTAAAGACTATAGTTCCATTTTCTCTTACTGTAGTTGTCCAAAATGAGAATTCTTTAATAAACTCCTCTGCATAATTACGACTCACTTTACCAAGATCCACCCAGTCAAGGCTTTTGGGTGATGGTAGGTTTAAATCGCTGTAATCTGATCTAATTGTTGTGACACCTTTTTGATCTTTAGTCTCTGAAAACTTAACCTCTAACTTATTTAAAAGATCTCTCAATTTAACTATCTTATTCTCTATTTGAGTTCTGAATACCAGGGCTTTATTATTTCTCAAGGTTCCACAAGATCTAGCTGCTATTCTAAATCTCTCCAAGTCCGTAAGTTTAACCTCATTATCACTCTCAAATAAACCTGTAACTGGAATAGCATTAGTTTGTACAGTTTTTAGATCTTTCAACATACTCTTCTGCCAACCTTCTTTGTTTCGGTAAATTACATCGTGATCCTCCGTCATAGTTACACCCGAATAAGTGTTAGAGAAATCGTATAGCTTCTTATCACCTAACTTTTTACTAATAGTCTTCAGAACTCTCTCTAGTCTAATCTTCCCTTCTTTAAATCCAAATACTTCATCACCTACTTGAACATCTTTAATCATTCTCCAGCCTTTTGGTGTAAGTATTTGGGTATCACGAAGGTCTAAACAGTTTTCATCTACAGCACTCCAGTTAATCATGTTTGCTATATTCTTCATTGACCCCTTAAATCTGGACATAGCTAGGATATTTGCGAACTGGCTAAACAAGCTGGAGTTCTCAATAACGATTACAAAGAATAACAGTTTATCTACAAAATCAATATCCGGTCCAAAGTGCTTCTCAAATAATTCTAGTTTCTTCTTAAATACAGGAACTTCGAGTAGCTTTTTAAACTCATTCGTAAGACCTAAGACCTCTATTAACCTAGCATACCCGTCACTATGTCTGACCTCTGACTCTGCAAATGTCGCTCCAAGGTTATTAAATTCGGGTTTTGGAAGTACTTTATGAATATCTCCCCAGAAAGGTTTAACTGCAACTTCAACCTGAGCAATAGCCAAAGCGTTCCTCTTAATACATTCCTGTTCGTGTGGCTTAAGCTTAGTTTTAAAATCCTGAACATCTGCATCAAAATTAACCTCAGAATGTACCCAGAAAGTTTTATTCATTGCATCTATAAACTGTTGAACCTCTGGGTATTCGAAAGGTTTGTATTCAGTTCTCTTTTTGAAAATATCTCGACTCATTATAATTTGTTTTTTTTTAGTTATTTAATTCTTTGTTTTGCATAATCTAACATTTCATCCAACATCTTACACCCCTCCAAATACTTAGGTTTATTGACTCCTCTTATTTTTATTTCCTGAGATCTTTCCTCTATTCTATCTAAGTGGTCTCTCTCAATAAATTCAAATGTATCAATTATTTTCTTAACCCATAGACTATACTTAACAGCTTCCATATACCAGTCATACTCTCCAGCTAAAGTTCCACCTACACTCTTTCCTAAATCCACGATCGGTTGAATCACAGTATTTGAAATAGCCCCATCCAACTCCTTTAAACTTCTAGATAAACTCACATAAGCATCTAATCGTTCTTCTACAGGTTTGCTTAGTATTCCCTCATACTCCTTCACTTTCTCCTCTACAATTTCCCTGTGTCTTTCTAGTTCTGGGGCTATTAAGTGATCTAATTTCCCTAAAAGCACTTCAAGCCTATTAACTAAGTCTTCCGGCATTATTCTCTTGTTTATATCGTAATAGTCATAGATAGATACCGCACCTTTTGAATCAAATCCCTTCTCCTCATAAATCTTCTCTAACTTGTCGATAGCCTCATAGTGTACCTTTAATTCCTCTTTTGTCATTTCAACTCACATATTTGTTATACATCTTAATCTCCTCCCTAAGCTCACTGATCATCCTAACAGCTACAGGGAATTTTGCATACTTTCTCGTCATAATATCCAACTGCTTAATAACCTCATCTGCTTTCCATGGTGTTACTCTTAGAATCTCGCTATACTTATCCAAACGAGCTCTAACTTGTCGGTTCACTATAGGTTCCATTAATCCTTCCATAATCTAATCTTCTTCATTTAAGGCATCCTGAAAATTCTGCCAAGTCTCTCTAATAACCTCCTTAATTCCCATAGCCCCAATCAACAAAACAACTAAGAGATTAATGGCAGGAATGATAGACGCCCATAACAAAACTTTTCTCATTCTTTTTCCTTTTAAGCTTATCTTTCTCCTAAAATCATAATCCGAAACTACTGTTACTAGGAATGCGGATAGACCTATGTGAATTAAGACGTGTATGAAAATGAAAATCGCTGTCTCCATGGTTTAGTAAGAGATTGGTGTTAATTCCTTCTTAGTTCTACCTCCAATATAGCAAGGGATAGTTAGCTCATACCCTACATTATCCGCCTTAGATGCTTTATTATACACCTCACCATCATTAGGAGTAACTACCATATAATCAAATCCATACTCATACTCCCAATTTAGTTTACTTTTAAGCATTACCTCTGATATACTATTGCTTAGGAAATTAATCTTAATACTAGTAACTACAAATCGAACATAATAAATATCACCTTCCGTTTCACTAGAGAATTTATACCCCTTCCCTTTCAGTGTTGTAGCATCGGTTACATTAGCAGGTACAGGTGGAAGTTTCTCCTCATCTACATTCTTAGGATTACTTCTCTCCATCTGTTTAATAGCATCCTTAGTGAGTCTTAGTGTGTATTCTGCATTACTAGTTTTCTCCACTTCCCAATCCTCATCAGACCAAAATACTTCCCCAACGTGAGCTCTCTTAAACGCTTCTTCAAATGTAATAATCTCTTCCTCAGTTTGTCTTGGAGTTATTGCTAATGAATCTTCAACTGCCTGTATACTATCATTAGCTACTCCTTCTGTTTTAACTTCTTTTTCTTTAGCACATGAAATAATTCCTAAACCTAACAATACGCTTAATACTACTTTTTTCATAACTTTTTACTTTTTTTTTTATTAATTAATCTTCTTCCACCTCATGAACCACATCGATAAGGCTTTCTTTTGCTATTTTATATGAGAATTCCAGAGCAAACCCAATAAATACTAGAAAGTTCACCACAGGAATTACACTCAATACAAATAACGTTTTTCTCTTAATCTTGTTTTGGAATTGTCTATCTTTAACCTCCTGAACAAGAAAATAACTACACAAGGCATAACCGTAAAATAATATAGCTATCATTGACGTTACTAAAAATATCTTCATCATACCTTTACTTTATTCTCTTTATTATTCTCCATTTTCTTCATATTCTTTTCGTTCTCCTATTACAGTTAATTTACACCGCTCCCAATTTGAATGAAACTTTTTACCATCAATAACCGGGTATACGCTCATAATCGGCTCTTCTCCTTCATTCCACACTAAGTTAAAGTCCAATTCGAAATAAGCTTGACAATCATCTCTTTCTAAACCTAACACGAACCAAGCATCTTCCCAACCTTGAATCACCATCTCCTCTTGTAAATTGAAAGTCTCTCTAAACCCAAAAGCTTCAACTACAAGAAGATCTGTTTTAAAATTAATTACTGCTTCCATCTTTATTCTTTTTAAACACCGTAGGCTCTGGGTATATGATCTCAGCTTTATAACTCTCTACTTCCCCACCACAACCATACACTACCCACATCTCTCCATCTTCTCCCCTGCAATATATGGTGAACTTTAAGTCTGGATGTTTGAATGATATATCTCCTATTTCCTCTTCACATTGATACCATTTAGCGTTGAAGTAAGTGTCAATCTCATCGTAATCCTCAGTCTCTAGAAAGGTTAGTTGTCCATTGTAATCCTCTTCTACACTAAACATCATATCTGGACAAATCGACTTAAAATCCTCTAAAAGCTTCTCTCTGTTCTTTCCCTTTAATCCTTTTATATGAACATCGTAATTTGTGTAGTATCCCATGAATCTATATTTAGTTTTACCATAATGTTGACATAGGTAGCACTGCAGGATACACCTCTACTTGTCCAGCTTTCGCATAGGCTACCCACTCGTCTCCTATATCTTCACCATGAGCTCTAACCGTTACTCTTGCTTCTGTGATTTTCTCTGTAAACCTTGCTAATTCAGTCTCACAACCATACCATTTAGCTTTTAAGTAGACTTTATTATACTTTACTATTAATTCCTTCAACTCTTGCTCTCCTTTGTCATCAATTATAGCACTCGTCAACTCTGGACAACTATTTATTAACTCTTGCCTAGCTGTCTCTTTTAGGTTATCTTCTATATTCTCAAATGTAACCTCATAGTTTGTGTAATATCCCATTTCTATTTGTTTTTATTAATAATTTTCCCACTCATGCTCACCATTTTTAAAGTAATCCACTCTAAGGATATCAAAGTTTCTAGTCATGAAGGTTACTCTAATTTCTATATCCGGGTATTTGAAGGTAATGTTATCGATTTCGTCATACATCTCGTCCCACTTCTCTAGGAAGGCTAAGTATAACTCTTTCTTTACATCTCTACTCCTCAAAAACCACTCCAGCTGTCCTTTATACATCCTCATAAAAACTGGACATAGCTCTTCAAAATCTTTGTATACTTTAGCTTCCTCTTTTCCTCTAAGCCCGCCTATCTCCATTGAATATCTAAACTCACCATTCTGATAATACATTCTTAATATATTCAACTAATTTATCCTTATCTTTCTTGTGAACTACCTCTAAGTGAGGCTTCAAGATAACCCTAAGGGGTTACCGGGTTCGTTCCAAACCCTTGTTTAAAGATATTTATAGCTGCATTATAATCCCGATCCAATCCTTTTTCATGTAAATCACATTTTGGATCGGGACATAGCCATATTCTATCAGTTAACTTTAAATTATTATTAATACAACCACAACTGCTACAACTTTTTGAACTAGGATAATACTTAGGTATAACAACTAGGTTACATCCATATTGTTCAGCCTTATAAGTTAATAACCTTCTAAAAGTAAACCAAGAACAATCTGAGATTCTTCTAGAAAGATCCTTACTTCCATTCTGAAGCATACCCTTTATATCTAAATCTTCTATAGCTATACTATCATAAGTAGTTACTAATTCTTTAGTTAACTTATGTAAAAAGTCTGACCTTTGATTAGCAATCTTTTCATGAAGTTTAGCTATATCTAGTCTAACTCGTTTACCCTTAGATTTACTGAATTTAGCTTGTAGATCTTTAAGTTTATCCAAGTTACGCTCTAGATGCATTGGGTAAGTTCTAGTATCTTTATTAGAAAGTGTAGCGTAAGTTTTAATCCCTAGGTCCACCCCAGTAGCAGAGCTAGGATCCACTTTGGGTTTAGCTGGTACTTGGCTATCGTACTCAACTATAAGTGAAACATAGTATTTACCTGAAGGATTTAACTTTATAGTGGCATTTTTAATTGTACCTATGATTTCTCTATGTTGTTTAACTTTGATACCTTCTTTGAACTTAGGAAAGTATAAACGATTATCCTTTAGTTTAACGAATTGTGGTATCCTAAAGCTAAACTTATGAGTCTTCTTAGATTTGAATTTAGGAAAACTTGTTCTACCTTGACAAAAATTAGTGAAAGCTCTATCTAAATTTCTTAATACCTGTTGTAGAGTCTGAGAGTTAATCTCGTTTAACCAAGAATACTCTTCTAATTTCTTTAAGTGAGTCAAAGCTTTACATAACTCATCGTGACTAAGATTAATCTTTAACTCATCATAGTAGTACTTTTTAAACTTAAGCATAGTATTATAGATAAACCTAGCTGAACCAAAGTGTTTATTAAGTAATACTTGATCCTCTTTACTAGGATATAACCTAAAATTATATGCTATGTTTCTTTTCATAGGTGCAAATATAAGAATAATAATTTAATTAATAAAAAAGTTTAACTAAATCGATTCAATTCAAATATTATCTCGATTTAAATTTAAATAAACTCCTTGAATAACTACATTGAAATCTATCCGGTAACTCATTCCACTAAGCCTACGTTACTAATATCCGAAATAAGATCCCACTCCTCTGAAACATTAAAAGGACCCCACTCTGCATAATAATACTTCTCTCCTTCATGTTCTATATAATTATCCTCCACACTCTCTACATACTCCTCATCATAATCCTCTTTTAATTCTTCAAGGGTTACGTACTCATCACAATCCACTATAAAGAACTCTCCTGTCATATGTGGTATTAGAATTCGGTCTCCTGTGAAATACTTAGCTCCTTTTATTACTGTTCTTACTTCCATAAATAATTATCTTTTTTGATTCCTACTAAATACCCTTCACTGTCAAACTCTAGATTATCTGCACAAAGCTTATTAAATATCTTCTTCCTCATTAATCTATCTTCAGGTTCTCCATAATATTCACAACCATACAATACTACTAATCTGTGAACCTTATCTATCCACTTGTAATCTGGGTGAGTATCTAGGTCTTTAAGGTAGGTCATCCCGTATTCATATTTACCTCTATTATCAAACACTTCATCTACGAGTTCTTCCCTAAACTTAAGCTGTACTAGGTTGTTATCCTTTTGAATATCTAATACCCTTCTCCATGTATTTACAGCCTTTGAAAGTTCATCCTTGTTTGACTCTATAAAATCATCTAACTTCATGAAGCCTAAGGAGTGGAGCTTTTCGTAATTCTTTTTGTTTAATCGGTATACGCTGTAATCTCCTAGCGATCCTGTTGGTTTCTCTCTAGTTATAAGGATTTCGGCTTGGTTGGATAAGTAGAATGATAGGGACTTAGGCTGATGTATGTCGATAGGAGTTATCATAATGGTATCTGGAGTTTCAACCTTTTTCTGACGACCTATCCAGACTAACTCATTATCAGGAATATGCGGCACCCCAATAATCTTAGACTTAACCCAATCTTCAACTAATTTATCAGGCAGGTTAAACTTATCTCGATCAATCATTATATACCATACCCTATTCTTCTTAACCCAATCTCTTTCCCTTAGTCCAAATCTCTCAGGCTTATAGAATACTTCACCCTTACTTACACTCTCCACAATCCAGTTTAACTTCATCTCCGAAACTGAAATACAATCCCCGTAAACCTTAGCTACTCCATTATTCTTACTTAGTGGGGTTATCTTCCAGTTCTGCCACATACTATCCACCTCACCAAGACTAGTTCCATCATCAAGAGTTATATCGAAAGGGATTGAAGTTGGAGTATTTTTTGTTAATTTTAAAGCCTCTGGTGCAAGTTCTAAATTCTCTATACCAAACTTACCTCCAAACTGTTTATTCTTGTATTCGACTATCTTCTGTTTAACTTCACTAGCTTTGTCCTTTAGTTTCTGGATATTATGATCGTTTAGCTCTAAGTATTCACCAGTTTCATCTAGCTCTAATTCTCCATCTTCAAATACAAGAGGACATAATAAAGCTACATCAACAAGATCTCTATAACCATCGACACCTAACTTTTCTGACCACTTCATTCTGTCAATCCCATAAGATAATCCCTGGTAAATAATAATGCTATGTCCTATATAAGTTGTGGTAAGTAATCCTAGTTCATCTGAGTATTTAACAGCTCCTATTTCACCAACATTACCATTAGCTTTACCATTTAGAGTTAGAATATCACCAATAACCCTTTTCCACTGATAGTCTGTACCCGCTACTTTAAACTCTAATATTGTACCTCCATCTGAACTAAAATCCCCCTCTTTGCAAATCTCATCATTAACTTTATAGATCAGAGCTTTACCATCATTAACCTTTATATTGTCAGTGATGTTCATTAAAGCTAAGTGGCTGTCCTGAGTAAAGTCTATGTTTCGGTAGTCCTTTATTCTTATCTGGTTGAGCATATAGTTATCTCCCACTTGCTCTACCTGAATATTAACTTCTCCATCAATACCTCTAAAGTAATCCCTTAAACTGCCTTCTTTTACGTCTCTATAGTTTTTCATATTAGTTCAATTTCGTAGTTAGCATCATCTTCCATCGTATCATAAAAATCCACTAGAAACTTGATTAAGTCCTCCTCATACATCTTTTGATCTGCCAGTCTTATCATCTTCTGAACCATCTCCTTAGTCAAGTCTCTACCCGTTCCCCAATCATCCATACTGTGACCTTCTACTTCCTCAAACAATTCAAATAGGTCAGGAGCTCCGTATAAACCCTCGTGAAGTCTTATGTCAGATATTTTACTAGTGTCGAAGGGTTGTATGTTTTTTGGGAATTTTGAAACCTCTAATACTCCATTATTCTCTCTAACATGCTCAAAGTGACTCCCTAAATATATTACCCTTTTAATTACTGTTCGATACCCCATACTTTTCAAAAATTCTGTCTAATAAATCCTCTACAAAATCCCTACAAGCTTCAGTTATGTCGTAATCCTCATCTCCACCATTGATATATTTTAAGACACTGTGAAGGAAATTCTCTACGTCATATTTTTTAATTAAATCTCGCTTGATACACCAAAGTAGAATCCCATACATAGACGAAGTTAACTCATACTCTGTCATCTCCATAGCTCTAATTGGTATAGAATCAGGGTTATTAGGATTATCAACTTCAGAAACTGTTACAGACTCAAGTACCGATTCATAATTGTCCTCCCATAGATACTCATACTTACTCAACAAATCTAATATTAAGTCAAAGTCTCCAGATTCAGGTAAGTTAGCTACTAGTTTCTTTGGGTCGTTGTATAGATACTGATACTTCCCGCTGTTGTTATAGTACTCTCCCATTAATTTAGGTATTTTCGTTTAGCTTCTTCTACAAACTTATCCGCCTCCACTCTATCTTCAATCTTCTTCTTTACAGGTTCAGCATATTTGTTTAGTAAGTCCAATATATCATCTGTAAACTCCTTACTCCACTTAACATGATTAAACCTAGCTATAGCCTCCTCTGTTGAAATTATATGTGCATTCTCCTGTAAATCTTTAGCTTCCTCTCCTAGTCTATTGGACTCTTCTTTGATACATGCCATTACTCGGTTAATACTTCCAAATATCTTTTCAACCAGCAGGACTTCAACTAACTCTCTATCTACTTTCATATCGTTTAATATTTAGGCACTCCTGGAAGTTGGTCGTAACTATATATCCTCTTAACCAAATAATCTACAACTTCTTTCTTCTGATCATCTAAATAACTCTTCTTCATATCCCAGGTAAATAGAACATACTTAGAATTATATACTGTAGCTAGGTTACCATCCACTCTAAACTCAAAACTAATCATCTGAAGCTTCATCCAATCTAGTACCTCATCTATAGTTATTTTATTATCCGGTAGTTTAAGATCATTCTGTATACGAGTCTTTACTAGATAGAGTTCATCCACTTGTACCTGCTTCTTGCTCTTATGAAACTCTTTAGGATTAATGCCCATATTCTCTAACTGTTTATCCGTGTAGAGTGCCATAGTTTTGCATCTGTGGTCACCTGAGTAGAGAATCATTCCTTTATCAGTTCCACATTTCTCGTAAAACCTAAGTGGTGGTTCAGGCTTTACTTCTGCTGCTCTAGAGTTTGATTTGCAAGAAGTTATTAATAAAAGAACTGCGATTAGAATTAGTGCTTTTTTGATTTTCTTTTCCATTTTATTATTATTATTTTTAAAGGGTTAGTTTAATTGAATTGGGACGTTATATAAGGTTTTTCTATAGACATTTCCAGAGGTTGTATGAATAGCTAAAGTAACTGTTCCATCATAAAATCCCCTAACTCGTGAAGATATGTTTTTCTCTATAGGTTCACCCCCTACGCTTAACTTATGACCATTGAAATTTACTTTATAGTTCTGGGTCCCTAACCAATCATATGTAGAGCGTCTAACTTTATGTGGGTATGGTGAATCCTCTAGAACATAGTCAAACTCAATTAAGTATTCGATTTCCTTTATTCTCTCATCTTCCAGAGTCCTAATTGAGAAGTGTTTATAAATTCCATCTAGTTCATAAGTGTAGTAATCTTTATCTGGGTAAGGGTAACCACTGTAAACTCTCCTATACTCCTTTACCATAATTGTTACACCTCCATCAAATACTATGGGGTTTCCGAACTCATCATAGTTATTTCCAGGTGTTCTACTACAAGATGCTAAACTGAATAGCGCGTAAACTAATGCTGCGATTTTTACTAAGTGTTTCATAATCTTTATTTTTTTTTGTTGTTAATATATTAATTGTGTGAACTTTATTCCGTAATACCCTCCCTGATATAAAGTAGATTGACCTGGTGTAAAGTCTTCATAATCCCACTTAAGTGAAGGAATTTGTACTATGTCTCCAATCTCATATTGACCCCAGAAGTTATTTAGTAACTCCCTCAGCTCATCATTTGGTAGATCACTGGAAGACATAATTAAACCTGAATACATATCTTGGTATCTAATGTTAGTAATTTCTCCTTTGTTATTTCTCCAAACCCCTATTAATTGATAAGCTGTTAGGTAATAAGCCCCCATATCCTCTATTGTCCAAGTATAGTCGGTTTCAGGTATATCATTTTCATCGAATCCTTTGTAGGTATATCCGTTATCTTCTTTTGTTATTATGTATTTACTTTGCGCATTAATAGTTAAGCCTCCTACCATCGCCAGTATTAGGATTAACTTGAAATATATTCTCGACTTTTTCATTTTTATTTATTTTTTGATTTAAACTACGATCACGACCATTTTCTCTAAAAGTATGGTATAAATTAACGTCAAACTCAGGAAATAATGCCCAAGTCCCCTGTTTAATCTCTACGGGTTTGGAAATCATCATATAAACTTCACCTAATTCAATCTCCCCTCCAGTTGCATGATAGAGATTTATTTCTGTATACTCTCCTAGCTCTTTGAACCAAGTCTTACCTTCGTCTTCTACTCCTTCTGATACACTAATCTCTTCACCTGTTGCTAAATCTAAGAAGGTAAGCTCTACTATTTTACGCAGGTTTGGATTTTTCTCAAGTACCTTATGATGTCTAAGTTTCCACCCAATTACCATGAAATAAGAGTAACAATAGTGTTTATCTTTAGCTTCAGGGAGGTTTTGCTCTTCTAACCAAGCTGCATTATCCTTTTCCCAATTTGAACCTGAAGTATAAGCATATCTTGGAAAATCTCTAATTGAACTCGCAGTGTATAGATCCTTATATTTCCATTCCCAATATTTACTTATATCTGTTCTGTAAGTTGAAGTTCTTAACGATGCTGCAGTTAGGGAATCTTGATCAGACTTACTCTTAATATTATAAATCACAAGTTCATCATTTTCCCATACAAACCATATATTAGGATAATCCTCCCTCTTTAGTGGTTTAAATTCTTTTACAGTTTGTCCGTAGCCTATGATTGTTATAAAGACTAGGATCAGATTAATTACTTTATTCATTTCTATTATTATTTGTAGTTGAAAAAAAAAAGAAAGTGATAGGAGCCTGAAGCTGTGCCATAGTTACTCTCAATTCTTAAAATCAAAATAAATCTATATACACAAACTCCAAGCTCCTCACTTCCGTTACCCTTTTATGTTAAACAATGAAATCACTGGAAACATCTCATAATTCACTCCTTCAGGTATATCTAACCCCAAGTAAACTCTAGATGATTCAAATGTTTCAAAAGTTTTATCATCATACACCGCTAAGAATAAATCTGTATCTCTAACGGTTTCTTTTGCCTCTAATCCCATTGCCTCTAATCCCTCTACTGCTAGTCTTAATTGATGAGGATCTAGGAAAATTAGTTTAAATGGGGCCTTTACCTCTGTTCTTGAAATTGACCTTACTTCTTCAACTAATTCCTCAAGCTTACACTCTGGACACTCACATTCACACTCTCCATCCTCATCTTCTTCAGTATCCCAGCTTTCAGGTTCATCAAAATCAAAATCTTCATCTGCCCCTTCTAATAGCTTAATGTACAGGTTTTCAAAGGTTCCAGCATTCTTAAGTTCTTCTACAATAGCCTCTTGATCTTGGAACTTCTCATAGATATACATGAATCCTTCTAGACCATTAAGCCAAACAAAATCTTCATCCGGCTCATCTGCTAGTACAACTTCTCCTAAATCATTAAATACAACATAAGGAGCATCTACTGGGAAGAACTCATCATCTGGTATATTAAATCTTTCATCATAATCCTCTGGCAGCGCTATACCTTGGATTTTACAGAAACTTTTAAACATTGATACCTCAGATTCATCCACCAGAGATACATTTAATCTTTTAATTTTTGTCATGACTTTTTATTTAATTGTTATTTACTTGTTTTACTCTTGGAGCTTTACAACCATACCCCTTACTTTTAACTATTGTTGTATACAGGTTTTCAAGATTGTTTAATTCGTTGTAGAGATAGGAGAAAACCTCAAAGCTGAATATGGTTACAAAATTATCATCTCCATCACTCTCAAGCTCCACTCTTACTTTACCAAACTCATCAAAGACAATGGTTGCATCTAAATACTCCTCTTCATAAGACCCAGTATCTCTAATGCTCTTCTCCATTATCTCTTCATAATCATCTGGCAGTTCTATCCCTACGGCTCTGCAGAATTCTCTAAAAGGTTTAATTTCGGATGCACTACAGAGGTTTAGATTTAGTCTTTTCATTACTTACTATTCCAATTTTTTCTCAACCAATCCACTAAATACTTAGGCAGGACTTCATTCTTTATTGCCCACTTTAAGTAATCTAGTTCTTCAAACACAGGAACTCCTTTATGTTTACCTATATTCCAGCAGATCTTACCGTCTATCCTTACAAGTATTCCTGCAAAGTCAACAGTATTATCGTTATTGTTTATCTCCTCAAGCGCTTTAACGTACTTTTTAGACGACATCTGACCTTTGTGTATATCTATAGTCGCTAAAACATCTTGAGTTGAATTATGATGGGTTTCTAGGCTTTTTCCTGTATACCTTTCATAAACAGATTCTAAGTCCATCTTTAAAATGTGCTTCTCGATCTGTAGAGTATCCAAAATCTTAAAGTCTAGTAAGCAAACATCAATACCATACTTGTAGAGCTGATTCTGTAATAGTGGTAAGTCAAACTTCTTAATATTATGTCCCACCAATGTAAAATCAGGTCTAGCTTTAAAGTACGCTTCGATCTCAGCTTTATGCTCACCTAAAGTTTTGAACCCCTTAACGCTCTCATTAGAAAATCCATGTATCCCAGCAGCTTCTTCACTAATACTTACTTCTGGGTTTACTTTCAAATCTAATGTCTCTCCTGATGAATCCCTGAAACTAACAGAAACAATGCCGTCTTTACTAACATCGAGTCCACTAGTTTCAAGATCCATGTATATAAATTTCTCTTCCATAGTCTACCCAAGAACTCCTGCAAAGTCTCTAGTTTCGTAGCGTCTCTTAAGTCTATCTTGGAACCTACTTATGATGTCCCTGTTGATAGTTATAAGATTGCCTTTCAAGTCCTCCACTCTATCCTTGAAGAACTTATAGACTCTATCCTGAAGCTCTACTATTAAGCTGCCTTCAGATTCACCTTTAACCTCTTTCTCGGTATCCAAAAGGCTGTACATTGTGGTAAAGTCTATACGAGCTGTCTGAGAAACTAATCTTCTATATTCAGCCCCATCTTTAACTAGAGCATACAAAGAATCAATCTCGTCCGAAACATTTACAGTTGGCTTTTTCTCTACCTTCATCTTCACAAAAAAGTCCCCTTCATTCAATCCCAATACTTTAGAGAATCCCCATAAGTAGCTTTCCCAGTGAGTTTTAAGAGCAGCTACATTTGTTATTACTTCTTTGCTCTCTTTTCTACTTACAGGAAGCTCTATGATGAAGTTCTCAGCATCACCTGGAATTAATCTCATTTTGATAACTCCATTAAAGATCTTGTGACCTGTTTTAGAATCATTTACGTAGAACTTCATATGGTTTAAAAAGTCTACGGTTTTCTCTTGGTTGATGCTTAGCCCTCTTGTTTCTAGGGTGAATAATACTGCATCCATGTCTAAATTTACGTTTGTTGTTGCCATTTTTAATTATTTTTATTTGTTAGTGATTATATTTTTGTTAATTCTTCTAGTTCTTTGATTAGCTGTCTTTCTCTTTTAAGGATTGTTTCAGCTTCATCTAGTAGGTCAATTTTCTTAGATAGCTTATCCCAACCTACTACATCCTCTAAATCGAGAATTTTACCTTCCTCCAAAACTTGTTCCCACCCAGCTTGAAGTTTGTTGTAGTTTTCTTGGAGGAATTCATATCTTTCTATTATCTCTTCATTGATTGCTACTATTCTTTCTAATTTTTCTGTTGTATTCATTTTCTTTTTGGTTTTATTGATATTAATTACACAGTTAACATTGCTCTTTTAATTAAATATGAGCCCACAATCCCTATACAAACTACTACTGAGATATACGGGATTAACTTAGATTCTGCACCGCTCTCCATATCTCGAGTTTGACGGTTTGAATCTTTAATGAGGTAGAAACTAAATACAGCTAAATATAACACTGCTGCAAAGATAGCTACGTAATACCAGATTGTTTCCATTGTTACGCTTTATTAAGGTTAAATAATAGGTACATAATTCTCCCTCTCCATACTCTTACCACTTTGATATCTGGATCTTTGTCTAGGTATCTCTGGCTAGTTGGATTGATTGCCTTAATGAACATACTCTTAGCTTTATCCAGAGTTACATTCATTCCTAACTTCTTTTTCAACACCCCAGCTAAATCTTCAGGACTCCAAGTAGGTGCTTTTCTAGCTGGAGTTTGAGTTGTGAAAGCTGGGTCATTTGCGTCAGTTACATCAAGGATTACTGTTCTTCGTCCTTGAGCTGTTTTGATTGTTACATTGTCCATTTTATTTATTATTTTTATTGTTATTATTCATTTATTTTGTGAGTCTCTTCTTGTTATCCGAAGCCACATCTGAAAGTAACCTAAGTACTGCATAAGTTACTATAATTACTAATCCTGTTGTCATTTTTTTTTGTTTTAAGGGTTTGACCATACATATAAATAAAGAATTGTAAATAAAACAGTCCCTACGAAGAATAGAGAGAGCCAGAATTTATCTCCTTCTTTCTCTTCTGCTGGTAGTTTCTCATCCACCATTCTTAATCCATAAACTAATAGTAATCCTCCTGCTGTTAGTATAGAGATCACGATTAATGCGATAAGTTTTTGTGTTTGTAAGTCCATAATGTGTATAATTTTTAATGTTAGTAATTCTATTTAATTCGCCATAAAGAAAAGGAGCCAAGACCGATTGTGATCCTGACTCCTCCAAAATAAATAATAAAATGGCTGTGGAGCTGCGCTTTGCTTTTAGACTGTTACATCTACGGTACGCTCCCATACCTATGATATTGATTCCGATACTTGTTATAAAATTAGGCAAGACTGGTTGGTAGATTTATACCTTGCCTAACTCAAAAGTAAAAAATAAAAACGATAACAACAACTTGAACGATTTAAAAGAACTACTGCGCACTACCAACCAGTAAAAAAAATCATTTAACACTTATGAGAATAGCTATGTCCTACTGTTGTTATTTATTTTGTTCGGTTTATTAAAATTGTTGAGCGAGCTGGCTGATGAGATTTTCTAGGTCTTGCTCAACCTGAATTGCAAGTAAAGATCGAAGCTATAAAAATATAAAAGCATTCAAAGTAAAGATCGTCTATTCACTCTCAGCCAGCGACCTATAATTTTAAAAAACAATAAAAGAAATGGGAAAACATCGAAGGTAAACTCTCCTATGTGCTCTCGCTTTTATCTTTCTACTTCTCTTCTTTACATATATAAGGCATTAACCATAGGTTTTTCCGGTGTGTTTTAAAGGCTCAAATTTGGCTAAAAACTCACTATATTCCCGTGTAAAGTAGAGATTACCATCAGTATAGATAACCACTCTTAAACCGTCTCTCTCGTTCGTACAATCAATCCCATCTAAGGTTATAACGGTGTATTCTTTCTTGTTTTTCTTATTTACGTACTTCATGATTAAAAATTAGGGAGGCTCAAAGAAATTTAAAGAGTATATAGAATTATGGAACAATGATGAGTGATAAGCTGAGCCTCCCTATATACTGTTTCATATGCTTTTAGGGGAATTCAGAATAACTCCAAACTCCCACATCATTAAAAATCAAAAATTATAGTTATGTTATTATTTAGACAATATCTCTCTCCAAGTCTTCAAGTATTTACAGTCCTTATAAGCATCCAGGTTCATTTCTGTTGTAAACCCTCGTCCATCTTTTAAACTGAAATACCGAATAAGCTCTAAGATATACCCTTCAACTCCTGCATCTATTTCATCTATTGCCTCCTTCTCTAATGCTAATATAAAGTCGTAAAGGTAGGAAGTATAAGTAATGAAAGGTTTTGACTCATAGATATTAACACTGCGAAGACTGAGAACTACGGGATCATAAAACTTGAATTCCCCTCGTGTAGCCCTCAGTACTGCAGCTTCTATGTCAAGTATTAGGTTCTCATCTATATCATCGGAACTATCAAAGAAAACAATATAAGGACAGTCAATTAAATTACGGACATTATAGTAACTCCAAAGATCTGACTGGTGTACCTTATTCTCAATTACACTTGGATATACTGGGGAATACTCACTTCCGTTATCATAAATATCCACCCTTGAAGCATAGTTACCTCCTAGAGCGTTTTTAATCTTCTCTGCTACTTCTACTGCTTTCTTCTGGTTGTTGTAGTTTTTTATTATGTAGTGTACCATCTTTATTCATTTACGTTTAGGAGAGCCGAGTATTGTGAGTTACCCGGTCTCGCTTGAAAATTAGATTATGTTTTAATAGGCAAAGATACAATTCATATTCACCTAGGGAGCTAAGTTAGTAACGCTCAGCTCCACTCCTTCATTGGATAATTAACGGAGGCCAACCTTTCCCCTTTAGTATAGCCTCTGGTTTCATTTACGTTTAGGGAGTGCAGAGGTATGATAGCAATAAAACATGGAACGATTTGTCAAACTTAATAAAATCACAATAAAAGTTCCCCCTGCACTCCGCTAGTTTACAAATAGAATTAATTATGTTTAGTTGGTAATATTCATTTTCGTTTAGGGAGCCCGAGTTGGTTATCCTCAAGGCTCCACTATATGAAAGCAAATTTTAGTTTCTCTTCACAGTAACCTCGTATTCACTTTGGTCTTCACTGATTCCGATATCTTGTTTGTTCGCATAAAATAACTTAATGACATTCTCCTCCAAATCTGGTTCCACTATCTTCTCTTCACATATAAGGTTTTTCCCAGTGGTTTTGCCTGTCACACTTACAACCTCGTATTTCAGGCCTTCTTTGGTCATCTTATCTAAAACCCCTTTAATACTTAGACCTGTTCCACTTAATTTTATCGTATCTCTATCAACATTAGTAAGTAAAGCTCTATCATAATAATTAACCCCCACTTCCGTCTCAAACTCCCATCGTATACCAAATTGATCGTATAGAAATTCTGTAAAGTGGATTGTATAGAACTCATTAATGTCGAAGATCTGCTTAACTGGGAAATAATTTATACAAGAGTCATGAACCACAATGAGAGGTCTAATCTTAATATCTAACTTCTGTCCCTCTCTAAATATATTATAAAACCCGGAGGCTAGAGCTACTGCAGAGAATCCTTGAATATGCTGATTAATTCCTAGTCTCCCCCATTTATCGGAAGGATCGGAACTAACATCAAGAACATCCCCAAGTACAGTACTCACCATTCCGTTATGTTCTATACAATAATTAGACTTTTCTTCAATATACTTAGCTACACCTCCAATGGCTTCAAATAACTTATCACTGTTTTCTTGAGCTTCCTCTACGCTTATCTTTGCGGAGTGAGCCAAGGTTTCAACGCCCATTCCATACATCTTACCTAGCAGAAGAACTTTATAGAGGCCTCTTTGTCCCCAATAGTAACTCTCTTCGTGTCCGGGCGTGATGATCTTGGCTGCGTTGATATATGGGTCTATTCCTTTACTATAAGCGTCGAGCATTACTGGATCTTTGGAAAGGTAAGCGATTGTTCTTACTTCCGCTCCACTACAATTATGTTTAGGCTGATTCATTACTTCAACCCCAATAGGACAACTCGTATCCCAGCTCCATGTTACCACAGAGTTCAGACTATATTATAACCTACAGCTTTACCCGTTTAGGTCCCTACTCTTTCCCAGCCACTTAGCCAGTACTCTACTCTCTTCTTTATGATTTCGATAGTCGTTACACATTTTGTTTAGCTCGGGATTATCCTAAGTCGACATATAGGACGTCCCCCGAATTAAGTAGGTTGTTTTATCATAGCATTTCTGCATACGTGATACCAATTAGTTAATATCAAAATAGCTCATCAAATAGCCATCAGGTGTAGTTATTACCCTCTTAGCCTCATCTTTTGGAGACAGTGTATGTATAGCTGCAGACCATCTCTTAGACTTCTTACAACATATCTCGTATCTCTGGTAGCTCTTTGTAACGGGTCCACCAAAAGTTTCAGTTGTAAATAAGTTCTCATCATACCCATTAGTCTGCTTATCCTCTTTTAGTAGAATCTTTTTAAGGTATGTTTTAAGCCTCTTCTCTGACTTCTTGAACATTCGGTAAGCTGTAGAGAGTTTAACCAAAGATTGTACACTATTACGCCTTACATCAATATCATCAAAGAACTCTATAAAATTAGCTTGCTCCTCCTTAGATAGTTCATTATAAGCTCCACCTTGAAGGAATGATGCTAGTTTACTCTCTTTTCTCTCTTTTAGTTGGTAGAGTACAGGTTCGATTATAAACTCCACTCTCTTGTGTAGCTCTGGGTGTTCTTTTTCTTTTACAAGCCCCCTACACATGATGATATGATAAATTCTAGTCCAATCCTCTTCTTTCTTAAATCCAGCTTTCTCTAAATCCTCTGAAACTATCTGTAAGTCTGGAGTATTAAATATAGAAAGGTCACACTCTGGAAGCTTGTCTATTATATACTTCTCATACTCATAATAAAGTGTAGCTAAGAATTTCATACTCTCTATTGGTGAAGCTACATTTACTATATCTGAACAAAAATCTACAATCTCCTCATTTGTCCACTCTTTATCTCTCCCTAATCTTTTCTTCTGGTTATACTCTTTGAGGCTGCAATTCATAAGTAAATTCTCTAGATTCCTCGCCACTCCCAAGTTTAAGTAGTAGTCTATTGAATTAGGTAGATAGTAGGTGAGTTTAAGCTTCCTGTCAATATCATCAAATAACTTTCTCTTTCTAAATGTACCGTCTTCTATTCTACTAATTTTATGAAGCTCTAGTTGTTCTTTAATTAGTAAATATAAGTCTTCTCCATAATTACAAAGCATGTCTTCATTATACCCGGACTCCCAACTCTCATCTTGACACGACTTTAAAATCTCCTTACTTGAATGTGGGTTTATTCTCCGGTTGATTAGAGAGTAGATTGTTATAGGCAAATCACCATCATCTCCTTCCTCACTACCGCTCATCTTCTTTAAGTAAAACGAGGCTAAGTTAAGATTCATTATAGCAGATATCGATTCAAGTCTATCCACATAATCCTCCCACACTTCTGTATCCTTAAGGTAGCCGTCAAAATCAAGTAAAGCTCCAAGTCTAAGGTTGTCACAGAAAGTGTTCCAAGCTGTATCTGAGTAGCTTAAGTTTGCCTTCTTCTTTAGCATTACTGTATAAAATGAGTCGAGCATACAGTATTTACCTAAGATTGAAGAAGGGATAGAGGCGAATGGATTATTATTACTCTTCTTCATTAACCTCTCGAATTCCTCCTTCTCTCCGTACCTAGTATATATTTCTTGCTTAGTTTCTTCTTTACCTTCAAATATCTCTGGAAGTTTCTCTAGTAAGTAGTCAAAATCATCATCCCAAGAAGCTACTCCCAAGGCTTTCATTGCTGTATATTTTAGGGAGTATCGTTTAAGGTTGTTTCCATCTAGAATATTAAGTACAGCTGAGTCATGGAAGTTATAGTATTTTTTAAAGAGAGTGTAAGTAGCTCTACATTCAAACCCTACGTTATATGTGTAAATCCTATCTTCTGCTGAGTCTAAAAATTCCTTATACCTCTCTAAAAAGTAATCGTAGTAATCTGTACCTTCAATAAACTCCATATCATAGTAAGCGGCATCTCCTGTTTCAGCTGCTATACCCACTCCCATTATCTTCACATTAGGTTCGTTTATTGGAATACCTGAAGTTTCGTAGTCTAATCCAAATATGTAATCCTTAAGTGTCGCAAAGTAATTAAAACTCCTGTCGATATCTTCTTTAGTTCTTATAACCTTTGCGTGCCTTAGCTTAGGTGGATTAGTATTGATGTAGTTAGGATTGTACAAGAATTTATCTACATCGTTATACTTCAGGTTAAGCTTTTCATAGTCGATTCTATACCAAGGTCTTCCTGTCTTCTTACTTACTCCTGATTTAGCTACAGCATTGAGGATTTCTGATTTAAGTCTCTGATTGTTGTTTTCAGTTAAATGATTATAAACCTTTTCAGATACAAACTCAGATTTCTTCTCTCCCCTAATGTAAGCGAATTTTAGAATAGCTCCATTATTAAGAACTAAGTAAGGCATTTTAACGATATCCCCTATGTGCTCATTTCTTGGACCTAGGTGGACATTTTGAACCTTTGTTACATAATCGTAAGCTTTCTTTTCCATCACGAGGTACTTTTGACCTGGGACGTAAGCTATTTCAGTAGGAGAGGATAGATCACTAACAACTTTGATTTCTGTGTCTTTGAATTTCTCTCCCCCTAATTTAGCTAGGTCCTCTTCGTGAATAATAATGAGTGTTTGCATATGGTTTTATTTATATTATTATTCTTTAGATTGTTTTAATAGGGAATGATCCAGCTAGAATTACTTCACCACTTGGCATTTTCTCTAAACTATATACTTCATTATCTAAACTTATAAGCACACTATCATCTTCCCCCATAAAGCTGTGTACAAAATTAAGTTTATCTTCAGTTACCACATATCTATAGTTACTTTTTCCATTTAATCTTGCTGGGACTTCTGCTAAATCTGAATACTCCAAAACAAGCTTAACTTCAAAACTATCTCTATTATCTTCTGGTACCTTTTCTAATATTTCTTTAATTAACTCTCTCACAATTCTCAAATATAAAGTGTTTAACTCTAAGATATGGTGTAGGTAAGTTATAAATCTCCTCCCACATCTCCCCTTCATATGCTTCTAAAACAGTATTGTCTCTAAGCCTTACGAATATTGAATTAGGGTAGACTAGGTAAGAAGCTAATCCATCCTCACTATCTAATTTTTCACTATATGTCAGTACTCCTTTCTCTGGTAAATATTCATCATCGGTACTAACTGACAACTGATCTTCATTGAGTCTTAGTTTGTAATAGTACCCTCGAAAATCCATGCAGTCTATATTTTTAAAGTATGCGTTAATATATAATCTATCTAATGTCTCCATCTGGTTATTATCCTCCTGCGTATTTATTAATATCTATTTTTGTTTCGGTGAGCTTGATAAGAATAAACTCCATACTACCCCCTTCTCTGGCATACTTCTCTATATTTAACGACACTACTCTTGCATCATTAACTCCTAAGTACTGAAATAGAGCGTCTTGTACTAGTTTATTCATGTTATCTAAGTCTCTCCGACCACTACCCTGTTTAAGAACGTACTCTATATGTAAATGGTATAGTGGTATCTTTTTCATCTCTTCTATTATGCTTTCATCCTGTGAGTTTAACTGAGCTAGAATCCTATCTTTGAAATCCTTAGCTGCTGGTGCCATATATCTACCTCCTCCTTTCCTTGGCATATAAATACTGTTAACGGAAGGTATGGTAGCATCTTTAAACTCTAGAAGCACTGTTAATCCTTTCTTCATTTCAATATTTTAGTGATTTGGTGTTTTAAAATTATGAACGAACGAATTAAAATCCTAAAAAGGTAAGGCTGTCTCATTAGTTACTTCCTGCCCTGGTGTTATAGGCGGTGTAGCTACTAATTCCTTAAAAGCCTGATCTGCGTCCTCTTTATTTGACAACCCTTCTTTCTCCCCTGTAGCATAACTTATAGATTCTTTCTTGATATATTCGTAGCTATTTTGCCATGCTGTAGGTTCAATAGGGTTAGCAGAAATAGAGTCATACCTTGTTGGGTGAATCTCTATGTGGTTTAATGAAGAAGATATTTGGTAAGGTACTTTATTTAGTTTCCCCCTCCTATTCTTCACTACTGCTATGTAACCTGTATTATATGCTGATTTAGGTGCTTTTCCTATAGTGATCTGCATGTCCAAAATCTGTTGTTTCCTAGAAGACTCTGCTAAACCTTGTAGTGGGATATAGTCATTGTCATAGAAGTTGATTTTAGGTTGAGATAATATAAACACAAGCTTACCTCCCCCTGCTCTAGAAAGTCTGGTTAATTCATCGTATAGAACTCCCCCAGCATCATACATACTCTCAGCTCCCGTTGCAATGTTAGCGTCATAGTCAATCACAAACATATCGAAGTCATCTACCCTAGCCATAAAGAAATTAACCAGCTCTGTAGCGTCCACTTTCTGAGAGGGTACACATGAGAATTTAAAGTTATGGTTAAGCACTTCTCTTGCCTTATCTATGTTTGATTTAGGGTTGTTATATACTTCATTTACTGGTATTTTTAGAACTTGGGCAGACATACGAATAAGGAAATCAGAAGGTACTAAATCTCCAGCTGCCAAATACATAACTCTTTTCCCCGCTTTACATGCCTCTATACTTTCTGACATCGCAAACAAAGACTTACCTGAATTATGTACAATAGCTCCGTTGGCTAAGGCAAAGTTATGACACTCATGATCCACCTCTAAGTCATATACCGGAACTGTGAAGTCTAGTTTTTCTAATTGTTTATCTATGATTCTAATGTATGTTTTTGTTACAGCATCTTCTATTGAATCCATCATAGTTAAGTCCTCTGCTGCCATCCAACCATCCATCTTTGTTAGGAATTTGTGATCTCTTGTGCATTTAATCATAGAGCCATCTTCAAAGGTAAGTTTAATTAGTTCATCTACTTCCTTGCTAATAAAAACATCCTTAACATCTGTAACTATAAACTCTCCCTCATGAAAAGAATCTACCTTAAATATTTCACCCTCAGATATTCTTTTGTGTAACTCTCTGAAGCTTATATTTCCCTTATCTGTTTTAACTTCCACAAACTCAGCAAAGCACCCTGGTTTACCTGATACACATACTAGTTGAGCATTTAAGTATTCACCTATTGGGCTACAGTCGTTAATCATCTCTATTGAACTTTTAATCCCTGACCCGTTTAGTGGATCCTCATCTCTCTCAGCAGCTTCATCAAAAGAGTCTATAAGTATGGTCTCTGAGAATTGATCTTTGTAATCCGTGTTTCTAATAAAATTTAACCTTTCTGTTGTATCTGCTATCTCATTAGACTTTAGGATTATCTCATTCTCACATAGTTTTCTAAAGGTGTTCCTATATTGAGCTATGTCTGATGAGGGTAACTTCTTAAACTCCATGATCTTACCAATAACCTTTTCCATAGCTTTAGGTGTCATCTCTGGAAGGTTATTTATTAGGAGGTGCTCATTTAAGTTTATTGGGTCAGTATCTCTAACTAATTTAGCTAGGGTTACTTCTAATGTATTATCTGTAAGTCCACTTCTAGTCAGGTAGCTTATAAAGTGTGACATGTTGGTTCTTGCTTCGTGTGTTAAGTAGTTGTTAAATAAGGCATAACACACATTAAGTTCTAATCGTTGCTCTACATCCATAATTAATTGTTGTGTTTATCGAAGTATCTATTGTTTAAAACCTCATCATAATAATCTAAGTTAGGGTCAAAGTGTTTACCTGCTATTTTCGCTATAAACTCGATTCCCTTCTGAAAAACCACAGTCTTAAAATATAGGTGTCTATCGTTATTCTTATCTACCCAAGTTGACTGAATGCTTCTAAAATACCCTGCATCAACATATCTTTGGTAAGGATCATTGTTTGACATTAGAATTTTATGGTATCTCAGAAAAGCGAACATCTTATTACGACCAAGCCCTTTTATATTTACATTCTTGGCAACTTCATTCATAGTAAAAGTATCCTTGCTGTCTGCTACAATGTCATAAAATTCAGCTTTAGGTTTCATTGCTTCATTCTCTAACTCTAAAGGCTTCACGTATTGCTTCTCATATTCTAGTAGAGCGTATAATACTTGGTTCTCATCTCCAGCTGAATTCAAAATATCTAATTGGAGCTGATTCTTAAGAGGTAATACAGGTTGTTGTTGAGTGTTTATTAATTGTTTAGCCAATCTCTCACACTCTATGAAATATCTTCTTGCTTGTTTTCCTTTTTCATTCCCTTCAACCATTGCAAGCTCCTTAGCCATATCTAAAGTTAGTGCATATTCTTTTTTATTATGTCCTCCTCTCCCTGTTTGCTCGCCAAAATTGTTGAGCAATTGATAGTCCTGATTTTCAATGAATTCATACTTCTCTATTCTATCTTTGATCCAGTTTGAAAAATCTCTTCTGCTCTCTAAAAATTTGTGAAGTTCTCTAGCGGATACTACTTGGTTTCCACTTTCATTTGTTGTAATTTTAATAAGCTCGTTCATTGTTTTTGTATTTTAATATTCTAATTTTCGTAAGTTCGTTATTCTTTCCTCTTCAAATTCTATCCCTACATATAAGTCTAAGGTATTCTGAGTAATTTTAATCTTCACTCCATCTACTATAAGATAAACCGCTTCTCCATAAGGTAGCTCTGGGAATAGATGATTAATACCACACCAGACAGGATGACCAGGAAGTATATTTACATGACTCTCTTTGGTCTCCCCTCTTTTCTTATAATTCTCAACTAACTCAAATAAAGCTCTCTTACATCTAACAGACCTAATCTCATCATCAATTTCTGCTAGTTGTTTAGTTACAGCCCTCTTTTTATATTCAAGGTTGCTTATATGTTCTATGTACTCATTCTCTTTCATAGCATTAGTCTTTTTATTTCATTTATTTTGGATAACTTATAGTACTCCTTTATCATCTGTATTTGGTGTCTTAGTTTCTTGGAGTATATAGGTACATCTTTCTTAAACTCAATGCAGTATATATTAACCTCCTTCTCTCTACTTCTCCCTATAGCTTGTAGTATATGATTAGGAGCTTTCTCTTCCAACATTAAAAATATACTCTTGATGTTTGGGAAATCTATAGAATTGTATCCGGAGCGTGTCCCAAAGAAAATATCCACCTTATGCTCCCTTACTAGATCTTTCGCCTCATTCATGCTTAATTTTTCTCCATTATAAGTGTAACCTGAGGAAGAAAGTATTAGTATGTTTAAAGATTTGTCTAGTTTTGGAGTTAGGTTTTCTATTACTTGTGTTCGGTTAATAGGTATAAAAGTAGTTCCTTGTCTATGCTTTACCATGAACCGATTGAACACATCGATAAATTTAGGGTTGTCGTATAGATTATCTTTTACATAATTAAGGTTTATCCCACTAGTTTTCCCTGTCTCATCCACAACTATCTCTAAATCAGACTGGAATCTCTCTATATGCATTGTCTTGTGATCTGGAGTTAAGTGTACTGTAGCATAGCCGAAATACTTAACTAGATTCTCATTTTTTACATTATAGTATTCGTTCGAGTTAGGCGTTAGTCTTTCAGTTCCAGATTTATTAGAGGTAGCTGAGAATCCATACATAAACTCTCTTCCCAGTAAAGTTGAATCTAAGTGAGCACACATCATATCGTTAAGACTCTGCTCCACCTCATCAAATAGAATAACCTTTACCTTCTTAAGCCAATCTATATTATCCTCATTTCTAGATTGCTCACTCCTCCAAAATCCCTTAGCGTTTATAAAATTCACATACAAGTTTGGATTAAAGTAACCTGGATCTTCTAACTTAAATTTACTACAAGCTCTATCCTTAAGTTCCTCCAAAGCCTTACTTGAAGACGTGATGAATAAGGTAGGTATTTTATTTTCATTAAGATAAGCAGCAAGGGTAGCCATAATCTCACTCTTGCCATATCCTGTGTAAACCTGACATAGACCTATTCTGTATCTAAGTAGTTTTTGTAGTAATTCGTTTTGATTGTCTAGTAAGTTTTCAAATTCAGGTAACTTCAATCGCATGGTTTCTCTCAATATATAATGTTATCAGTGTAGTTAAATAGATTACGGTGTTTGTCGATAAATTCAATGATATCCCATTTTAAGTCTTTATCTTCTATCTTCTTAAATTTATCTTCGTGTTCTTGTAATAATTCATCGTACTGCTTTAATGGAAGTGATCTATCTAAGACAACCATTCTAACAGGAGATTTACCAATATATTTACGAGAGTTTATGTCCCTAATTTCAGTAATCTTCTTCCCGTCAAAGTCTATAGTTATGTTAGGCTCTATTCCTTCAATTTTCAAGCCCTCTGTGTGATAGTCCGAATATATGAACTTGTAATAATTAGAACCATCCTTGAAGAAAACTTGTCCATCTAAGCAGACCATTATTACATATCTAGTATCCTTCATAGTTTATATATTTTACTCTTTTATCTTTATTTATTATGTCTTTGGCCTTTAGAACTTCCTCATCTCCAAAAACACTGATACATCTGTTCTTCTCCCCATCTAAAAGGTATAATTCATCACCCTCATCTAGTTCAAAGGTTACACAAATAAATCGCTGCTCAGGTAGATTAAAACTCTCAAAGCACCCTCTATCTAATTTATAATACGCAGACCCTTCCTCCTTTTCTTGAATTCTGAGTCTTTTGATTAATTCTTCTCTATTCATTCTTAAGCTTTTCTAATTCATTTATATTCTCTATTTGATCTTTAAGTTTAGTAGCGAAATAGAAAGCCCACCCTTCATTAAACTCTAACTCTTTTTCTGTTTTATTGTGAGTGTTATAGAACTTGTAAACCTTTTGAATATACTTTGGAGCTGCCTTTTGGTATAGAGATGCTGTGTTAAATTCTGAGTAAGTAGTTTCAAAGTTATTTTTAATCCCATCTAACTCCCAGTCTCCTTTATACTTAACTTGTAGCTTGTGATTCTCTAGTCTAATTGTATACCTTTTTCCTTGCTCCATTCTTCCATTAATTTAGGCGTTCGGTTCTCTGTTCTAGTTTTCTCTAAGAAGTTCTGTATCTGTATATTGTTGTAAGTTAGGTCTGCGAATTTAGTTCTTATAGTTTCCTTATCTTCCTTATTAATCTGAATACTCTCGGTAATATATGCACTAACCATTTTACCCGTGTTGTCATCATACATTACAGCTGGGAATTGAGCATTGGTTATCTCATATCCTTTACTCTCAAGCCACTCTGCAAACTCCTTAGCTAAAAACTCACTCTTAGTCATGGTCAGGGATAATCAAGGTATTCGGATCTTCTTTTAATCTTTCAACATAACCTGTGCTAGGACCTTCTAAGTGGAACAAATCACCTGCAGAGTATCTTATATCCTTCTTATCCTCCATTACGGCTTTGTTGAATATATAAGGTCTGTCTTGGTAAACTGCTAATCTCATATAAAAGCATACTCCTCCAAGTTCCATTTCAGGTTCAGAGCTAAAGAGAGTGTCAAAATCAGCTAGTTCCTCTGAAGTTACAACCTCTACTGGACTTGAAGTAATCTCTATCTCTTTAGGGTCATCTGTAACTTTAATAGCGTCTATATCTCTACTTTCTCTTAGCTTCTCGGTTAATCTTACTAATAAACTGTAATTCATCTTTAAATTTTTGTTTGTTATTGTAGTTTCTGTATAAGCATTTCTTCAGGGTCGTCCCCATTTGAATTCACTATGCTATAATCTGCGTATATAATTTTCCTCTTTAATTTATCCCTTAAGTTAGTGGAGAGTTCCGTATTATCTAACCAAACCACAATCTTATCGGGAAGCCTGTCATCTAGGGAATTAATTTGAGCAGTTGTCATTGTTGAGCCTGAGATTGCTAGTACATTTACATCAGGGTAGACCATAGCGATAGACATAGCATCAAAAGGGCCTTCACATATTACATAAACATCACTACCTCTGTCAATAAGATAATAAGGTTTAGATTTAATAGGTGGTAGAAAATACTTCATATCCCCTATTGGTTTGTAAAGTCTCTTAATGTAGTACTTAATCTCCCCATCAAAATAATAAGGAATATAGATCCCGTCATCACTGAAGCGTAAATCGAAGTTTCTATATTCCCTAATGAGTTTATTATTACCTCGATGTCTAAAGTACGCTATACCCTTTTCATCTATCGTTTCTGAGCCTCTCTCTATGTCACCTAGTCTTCTAAATTCATCTAAATAATCAGTACACCTAACTGCTTTCAAATAACTTAATATAGAGTCTGCCCTTAGGTTTTGTGCGTTAATGTTAAGTGTATTATCTAGGAAAACTCGGTTACATCTATGACAATACCCAAAATCCAGAGACTTAGAAAGGTATAGTTTTGTTTTCTCATAGTTTAACTCCTCTCTACACTTTGGACACTGAATGATATACCACTCATCATTTTGCTTACAAGTGTATCTATCATCAGGAGGTAGGAGGTCGTCAAAACTTAATCTTACTACTCTAGACATCTTAGTTTGTTTTTAATTACTTTTTACCTTTCTTACCAGACTTAGCTTCCTCTTTATTAGATTCTGACTCTGGAGCTTCTTCTTCTTCTTCTTCCGGTGCTGGTGCTACTTCTTCAACTTTAGCAGCTTTCTTAGATTCTGGTTTAGTTTTTACCTCTTCTTTTACTGGAGCAATTTCACTATTTGAATACTCTAAGTCTGGTTGGCTTTCAATTACTTGCTTTTCTGGAACTGTGAAGTCTAGGTTTGATTTAAAAGACTCTCCAGGTCCTAAGCTTACGATTGTGCCTAAGTGTTGGAATGCGATGATCCCTGTGCCATTGTTTTTTACTGTAATTTCCATATGGTTTTCTAATTATTAAAGGTTTATACTTGTCTTGTTTCTTCTACTGTTTTAGTGTCTGCCTCTGGATCAAAGATATAACTAGGATTTACTTGACAGTCAGCTAATTGATTTCTCTCTGTTGCTGGTGCGGTTACTCTAAACTTAATTTGATCAGGTGTAAAGTTATCCACGATTGCCATTATATCCCCGTCTGAAAGTAATGAGTTAATCGATTCTGCACCTGGTTGAATTGTAAGATAACGGGAAGCGATAAATAAGTTAATAGGCGCTGTCCCTACGTTAATGATTTGCATATGCTTTTTTTAAATTAAATGGTTTATATTCTCTGTTATGTCTCCGATTTCTGTAATAGTAGCTTCAGTCGTTAGGATCATAGAAGCGATACTTGCGGCTGATTCCAAAGCTATTCTAGTAACTTTCTTAGGATCCACTACTCCAAGTTCATATAAGTCTCCATAAGCGTCCCTTTTAGCATCATAGCCGTAAGAGAAGGATTTGTTTTTAATTACCTTGCTTACTACTACCTCTGGAGATACGCCTGCATTAGCTACGATTTGTTTTAGAGGTTCTAGGATAGCCTTCTGTACGATCTCTACTCCTAATCTCTCTCCCTCGCTATTTGTCTTTAAGCTAGATAATTGAGTTGATATTTTAGCTAGAGATGTTCCTCCGCCTGGTAGTATCCCTTCTTCTAGTGCAGCACGTGTAGCATGTAGAGCATCTTCTATTCTATCTCTCTTTTCTTTCATCTCTACTTCTGAAGGTGCTCCAACATAAATAACTCCTACTCCTCCTTGAAGTTTAGCCGTTCTTTCTCTAAGCACTTCTTTATCGTAATCCTTCACAGCAGAACTTTCTTGGGACTTTAATTGAGATACTCTTTCTTTAATCTTTTCTTTGTCACCCGCTCCACCTGAGATCGTAGTAGTTCTCTCAGTGATTATTACTTTAGAAGCTCTACCTAAGAATGATGGCTCCATCTTACTTACTGGCAATCCTTTAGTGTTAGATAGCATAGTAGCCCCTGTAATCAAAGCTATATCCTCTAAATAATCCGTAACTCTAGAACCTATACCTGGAGCCTTAACACAAGCTACTTTAATCGCCCCCTTTACTCGGTTAGTGATTAAGGTGTTTAAAAGTTCTCCCTCTACGTCCTGAGCTATAATTAAAAGAGATTCAGAGTTTCTAGCTATTGGTTCTATCACACCTATCAAATCCTTAAAGTTAACCAGTTTCATATCGGCTACTAAAATATAGGGATTCTCTAAGGTTGCAGTCTTCTTCTCTAAATCTGTCATAAAGTAAGGAGAAATGTAACCTCTGTCAAACTGCATACCTTCCACCACATCTACCGTAGTTTCGATACCCCTTGTTTGATCTTCTACTGTTACAATTCCATCTTTACCTACCTTAGAGAAAGCTTGTGAAATTAACCCTCCAATCTCTTTATCATTATTGGCTGAGATAGAAGCGATTTGGTCAAGTTTCTCAAGGTTAGATGAATCAATTTCTACTGAGTTACTATTAAGTAGTTCAATCGCTTTGTTTACAGCCAAGTCAATTCCTGCTTTTACATCTACTGAAGCTATGCCGGAATCTACGTATCTTAGCCCCGCATTAACCATAGATTGAGCAAGAACTGTAGCTGTAGTTGTTCCATCCCCTGCTAGGTCGTTACTTCTAGATGCTACTTGTTTTAATAATTGAGCTCCCATGTTGTGCACTCTATTTGGAAGCTCTATTGATTTAGCCACAGAAACCCCATCTTTAGTTATGTGTGGTCTGTTCATTGGCTTTTCTATCATTACATTTCGACCTCTTGGGCCTAGTGTAACTTTTACTGCATCAGCTAGAAGGTTTACCCCTGTTAAGAGTTCCTTTCTAGCTGTATCATTAAATTTAATTTCTTTTGGCATGATTTATTTTTATATTTCTACTTATCTAATAACTTTGACTGATATTCTCTAATCATCTCGGAAATAACCAAGTGAATTGTATCTAAATGTCCAACTCTAATTGCTTTATCGAACTTACTCTCATTTGGTTTAATAGCTTTGATTCCGCTAACATTAATTCCGTAGTTGTATAGTAAAGTTTTATAGATTGAATTCCAAACCTCCCTATAACCAACTCCACTGATGTAACTATAATGTCTTACTAACTCATTAACTTTACTTCTAGCTGATTGTTCGGGAATTTCTCCATCAACCAAAGGAATAGCTTCAAGTTGAGCCATTACATCCTCTTGAGCTTTAACGATTCTATCTACCTTAGCTTCTACAGAGTTTATTTTTCTCTCCATATCTACTAAAGCCTGAGCCTGTACTAAAATAAGTTCTGCTTGAGTTAGTGGTCTGCTGTTTTGTTTTTCTAGCTCTTCCCATCTTCTGTTAATCTTAATTCTAAGGTCTAAGTTATATCCCGTCATTAAATCTAAAGTTTGCATTTTAGTTAATCGATACTCCCTATGTTGTTGATTACCAGTGTTTGACAAAGTATAGTACCCCTCCTCAACTTTGAGGAAGCCTCCGTTTTCGTAGGATTTATTCAGTTTATCTATATCCCGAACAACGTTATCATGTCTCTTTCCTGTCAGCTCAGCAATCTCTCTGCTTGACATTTTTACTTCATCTCCCGATTTAAAAATTTCTAGGTTCATATTTGTTTTTTTTTTAATATTAAGTTTTACGATACACTATTTCAACGTACCGCCTGATTTACAATGTTCTGCAAATATACAAAAATTAATTCAGATATTTCACCTTACTACCCTCAGATGTTAACTCAAATAAAATCTTACCTGAATCCATTGTAAAGTTATCTGTATGAGTGGCAATAAGCATAACCCCTACATTCATTTGAGTAAGCATATTCACAGCTACATCTAAGTTATCCTTGTCTAGATATTTTAAGAACTCATCGAATATTAAAAGTCCAGAACCTAAAATTGAACGATATAAGAAGTAGATGTCACATAGAGTCTTTTGTCCAGATGATAAGTTTTCGTAATCTATAAAGTGAGAATTAACATTAAACTTAACTGATAGATCTGAAAACTCCCTTCCATTCTTTCTTGTTGAGGTAGTCTTAAATTCAAACATCTCATTAGTAAAATTCTCAGTGAGTCTATTTAAGATCTCAGTGTAAATTAATCCATCTTTATCCATTAGCTTACTATACTTCTCATAAACCGTTAAGTCCTTAGATAGTTTAGCAAGTTCATATGATTTAAGTACCAAGCTCTCCTCTAACTGGATAACCTCTGACCTTAGTGATTTTAATCTATCATTCTCTTTTAGTTTTCCTTGTAGAGTTAATATCTGGTTAGTAGCGTCATTTACATCAATTTCAGCTACGTTCTCAGTATTAGATAGTAAAAGCTCTGTAAGTTTATTTTCATTAGATTTTAGGCGTATCTCTGTGCTCTCTAATTGTGACTTTAAAGATTGGTAAACTGAAAGCTCTGTGGAAATCTTAGTAATCTCCTCCTGTATAGCTTCTTTATCTCCCAGTTCCTTAAGTCTATCATTATGCAGTTTATATTCGCCTCTTAGACTATTTAATTCGTCATTTAGCTTAGCTTCCTGATTCTTTAACTCTTCTATATTTCTAAGGTGAAGTTCCCGCCCTATATCCTGATTACAACTTGAGCATTTAGGTATTGTTTGGTTTTCTAAGGATTCTCTTCTTGATTTTACCCCTTCTAGTTCCTTAGCTTTCATCATTCCAAGTGTCTTTGCCTCATTAACTTTACTCTCTACTCCTGAAAAACCTCTAAGCTTCTCTTTAAGTTCTTCTAGGTTATTTTCAGATGGTTCCTTTATTTGAGATCTTAGAGTAGCGAGCGTAGACTTATCATTTTCTATCTGTGACTCTAATACTCTCTTATCGCTCTGGAACTTTAGAAATGCATTGTACGAACTTATTTTATTTTTAAGAGAGGTTATCTGGTTGTTAAGGTCAAGTATCTCATCTTCTGTAAGCAGTTTAACTTCACCGTATTCCCCTAAATCTCTCTTTCTCATTTCAAGGTTAGACTCTATTCTCGCTACCTCCTCTTCTAATTCTTTATGGGTGTAGTGGATAGAATCTTTTAGGATATCACAAGCATCTTTAAATTTATCTAGGACGTCCAGTTTATAGTGTTTAGATAATAGGTCAATTCTTCTTACTGAGTTCATTTTGCCTAGGAGAGAAACAACCTTAGAGTCAATCACCATGCTGTCAAGATACTCAATAAAAGGAAGTCGGTTAACAATATCTGGCTGAACTTCAATAGCCTTAGCATAATCTTGTTTAACTCCATCTATATGTAACTCGTCTGTAGCATGGGAGTTTCTTACAATCTTATAGTTAATCCCTTCATAATTCAAGTTAAGCTCTATTCTACACTCATCTTCCCCTATCTTAACTGAATCTTTTAAACTTCTGTCTCCCTGTAAACCTATAACTAATGCATCTAAAAACGAACTCTTACCTGAACCATTCTCTCCCAGTACAAGCGTCTTAGGTGAAAATTCATAGTCTAGTTCTTTAATGCTTCGGTAGTTTCTAATGGAGATATTCTTAAGTTCAAAATCAAAGTTAATCGGATTGTATATAACCTTTTCCTTAAGCATATCGTGGAGACCCTTTAAATTCTGAGACTCCATTACTTTATCTATAAGCTCCTCTATTCTATTCCAATCTGAGGTGTCTACTTTATGGTTATGTGATTTGGCTCCTGATGGTTTATAGACGTAGTAAGTGTTTGTTTCAATATCTGGTCCAACTTTATCTCTATCGGAAGTGTACACCATTTTAGAGAGAATTTTACCAGAAGGATCTAAAGGTTCACGGAAGAACTCTCTAGTCTCAGTGTCATATACTACTACTTGTCCATAATCCTCTTCATCCACCTTAACTTGAACTGGAGGACCTATAGAGTGGCAATTATTAACTTGGACTATCTTATGTATATCTCCAAAAATCCCTATGTGAAACTTTGTGATATCGAGACTCTGACCCTTAAACTGTTCATTCCCCAGAGTTACGTGACCTATCATTAAATCTACTTTCTTCTCTGGTGTTGGAATTTCTTCTCCTCTAATATAATCCTGCAAATAAGTAACATGTCCTTCATCCTCTACATAACCTTGATGCACATATTTAACCTTTCCTCTATAATCAAAATAAAGTGTCAGGTCAGTTACGTCTGGGGTTGGTACAGGTGAGTTAGCATCATGGTTTCCAATAGTTATGTAGATCCTGTCAAAGTAATCACATAGCTTATCGAAAAACTCCCTTACTAATAGATTTACTTGAGGAGGGTTGATTGGTTTATTTAAAATGTCTCCTGCTAAAAAGATAGTCTTAATTCCATATTTCTTAGCTACATTCACATAAAGGCCAGGGAGGTCTCTAAACTGGTTAAATCTAGAGTTCTCCGTGACGTTATACCTATTGTATTTATCTATGTGGATGTCGCCTGTTATCAAGTATTTCATTTGTTAAGCGCTTTAAGATACCCTCTATAATAGCTGTAATTTAAGTCTAAGAAGTTGTCTATACAGTACTGATTAAACGCATTCTCATCTGGATATTCTGCTTTCAAGGGTATATTATTAACTAGCCAGTCTGCTTTATTATACTCTGGGTTATCCTCAACTCTAAATGATTCTAGCTGTAGTAAAAACAATTCCTTATCCTTAGTAAAGCTATAGTTATCTTCTCCTATCAAATCCTTAACATGCAGAATCCCATCAAGTATTATCTCAGGGTTTCTGTTATTCTTAAGGTAATTGTGAGATCCGTATAGAGATTGATAGATACTGTTATACTCGTAAAGATCCATTCCTTCATACTTATCTAGAGCATCTTCATAAACATAGATCTCCCTAGTTTTTGTAATTCTGTAGAAGTCAACCTTTGGAGTCACACAAGCTACCCAATCTGAGTCTTTTGAAACGAGTACTGACTTTTCTTCACTTTCATTAACCAGCTTACTCCTAGAAACTATATAAGCAAAGTCGTCTGCCTCAAAGCCTGAAAGTATAATAGAAGGGAATCCAAGTTTAGCAGAGTCAGACACTAATTTATACTTAACTCGCTGCCTGCTTTGGAATTGCTCTGTCTTCTTTTTAAGTTCAGCTTTTTCCTCTTCAGTCATATCCTCAGTAATACTCTCCTCTCCTCTATAATCTCTGTCACCCTTGTAGTCACTTAGGTTTCTTGTTTTATAGTATGGAGACTTATCCCAAAGGAGGACCACATTATCTGCAGTTACCTCCTCTCGAACAAGCTTAATAATACTTTGTATGAACGACTTTAATAATTTCTGATCGTGATACCCGGGTTTATCCTTTAACATCATCCAGTTTCTAGTTAAGTATAGCTGTGCGTCAATGAAAGCATACTTATATCTGGTCGTGTTATTAGAAAGGAGCATCTTCGTTATTTGTAGTTGGAGCTGGTGTTACTGTTACATTATTACTGTTATTAGCTGAGAATGATGAAGGTTCTACTAAGTTTGAAGCATTACCTAACATTTCTTGCATTTTAGCTTTCACTTTTACGTAGAACTCATAATTAAATCTCTCCTCACTACTAGATACTCCAAGAAGGTCATTTACTGGATCGTGGAATACTTTAGCAGAAACTTCAGGAACATTAACTGTAGGCTGTCCATTCGTAAGACCATAATGATCCTCAGTGATAGAAGCTAAATTTACAGTACTTGTCCACACTCCTTTATCTTTGTAGTAGTTAATGATCATAAGTCCTTTTCTGTCGTTTAGATCATTAGTGAAGAATCTTTGAGTCCAATTAAATCCTCCTCCAGCTAGTTCACTCTTAGCTTTGATCTCTGCTTGGAATGCTTGAGCTGCTCTATTGTGATCAAAGATAAATAAACAAGGGCAATTCTCATTTGGAACCTCTCCTGCTAAGTTTTTATGTTTAAGCACGTATAGGTAAGTCAAGAAGTAGTTTCTGTTTCTCACTAATTTCCAAGATACCTCCTCTTTAACTAATCTGTCATGAAGAGATACGATTTCCCCATATAGAGACTCTTCCTTACTTCCTGGTTCAAATTTATAGAAGTTAGGGGGAAGGATTCTTACCCATCTTGCGAATTTGTCATCTTCATTAATTGTAAGCTTAACTTCCTTTACTCCCGATAATGATACTGCTGGTGAACCGCTGTCTGTAACCATAGGAACTCCGTAGATTGTACCAAATGAATCTGGAGTACTCATATACACCTTAGTTAATTTCTCTTCTTTAGGTACGTTGTTAAATCCTGTTTGTTTTCTTTCTTTTGGTGTTGTGTCTTTTTCTAGTTGCTCTAAAAAGCTGTTAAAATCAAAACTCATGATGTTAAAAATTTAAAGTTATATATTCTGTATTTATTTATTTATTCTGTTATCTCAAATCTCCTATCTTTCACTAATTTTCCCACTTTTACTTTATTGATATGAGTCAGTTTCACATTTGGATCTGCCTCTTCAAACTGTTTGGCTTTCTTTAATGCGTAGTCTATTTTGTAACCCACTGACATACACACTTCATGATCTCCAACATAACCCATTCCCATATAGATGTATTCCCCTAGTTTGAACTGGCTACTCTTAATATAGTCTAGTTCTTGTTGAATTTCTGTACTCATAATAATTCGGTTTTAGCTTTTTCTGTTAATCTATACTTGCCATATTCACCTTTCTCAAAATACCCATTCTTTATATAGTCATGAGTAGGTGATATAGCTCCCATAGCAAGTAGTTTATTTATTAATTCAAGCGGAGTCTTTACGATAGTATATTCGTTTAATTCTCCGTTTCTAAATATATTCTTGAGTTTTTCCATGTCAAATAGTTTCTTCTCTACCTATAAGTCTTTGCACTCTAACTCTAGCCGGTCATAAAGTCTAACTAGTTGGTTCTAAATTATTTAACTCAACCTCTAGTCCATCATAGTTTGCCATTAAGACTATCTTTCCATTCATCATCATAGGTATCCCTTCATCATCTAAAACTAAGTGGTACGCCTTATCATAGTCAAACTCATCTCTCTTAATCTCCTGTATTTCCCCACCAGTCTTATCATCGCTTACGTATCCAAAGTGGTAGTCATAAAACAAAATATACTCTCCTGGAATTTGTCCCGTATCTACTATCAATTCTCCATCGTTAGTAAATATGATAGATCCTAGAAATTCGTGTGTTGAAGGGGTGGTACCAAATATATATCCATCCTTCACTCTTATTTTTACTTTTACTGCTTTCATGTTATTTTAACTCTAGTTTACTGATGAGGTGATTCAATATGTTCTTTATTTTATCTAGGCAGCCTATTCTCTCAGCCACATCTAAATAACTCGTTTCACCTAGATTCTTCTTATGGGCTCTTATTGAAATATTAAACCTGTAGTAGAGTTCTTGATACACCTTATTCCAAACATCTCTAAAACTAACCCCGGTGGAACCTGCATAAAGTCTTGCTAATTGATTTATCTGCTGTCTCTCCGGTAGTTCAGGTAAAGTCACGTCTTCAAATGGAATAGCTTTTAGTGCAGCTTCGTTTTCTCTTTGATTTTCTTCTAACCTTCTAATTCTTTCATCCTGCTCATTTTGCCTCTGTTCGATTTCCAGTAGGGCCTGAGCCTGTAGAGCAAACATTTGAGCAGTTGTCATTGGTTTAGTTACTACTTCTTTCAACCTCTTCTCACATTCAATAAAGTATCTCCTAGCTTGTTTACCCTTTTCATTTCCCTCAACCATCGCAAGCTCCTTAGCCATATCTAAAGTTAGTGCATATTCTTTTAATGGTCTACCTCCAGAGGGGTTTTCCCCAAAATTGTGGAAAACCTCAAAGTCCTGATTTTCAACGAATCCGTACTTACCTATTCGATCTTTGATCCATGTTGGAAAATCTCTTCTACTCTCTAAAAAATTATGAAGCTCCCTAGCTGATACTACTTGAGTTCCTTCTTCGTTTGTTGTAATTTTAATAAGTTCTGTCATTGTTTTATCTCTTTTTTTTTATTAGTTCTACAAGTGTTAATAAGTTTACAGTTGTTTGGTTCAAAGGATGTGACTTCAAATCATACCCTTTAGTTTTTCACAATTTTATGATAAACCCTAGTTATTCGTTACACATTTTGCCTAACTTCTGTCCTCATTTTCAAATACTCTTCATTCCTTACCTCTTTAGCTTCACCTTCTTTATTTAACAGTGGAGCCATTATCTTATGGTACTCCTCTTTGCTTATTATTGGTGTATCTTCTAACTTACTATATTCTGTTTTAGAAAGCTCTACTCTTATATCCTCCATCCAAGCATTACACTTAGGTAGTTTTCCAATAGGGTTGAACCATCTAGGCTTATCTTCACCCTCAAATGTTACACCTATCTCCGCTCTCCACCACCTAACATTGCATACATAATAATCAGTAACTTCTCCCCAGCCAAATAAATAGTGGTAAACCTTCTCACCCTTCTTTATAGGCCAGTTTATGTCGTTTTCGTTAAAATCTTCCCATTCCATAGTTTATCATAATAATTTAACAAATCTCTCACTAATCTCCTACTCACCATGTACAAGTTCTTAGGTATGAAGGGTGGCTTTGAGGTATAGTATAGATAACATGCATTCATTTGTCCTTTTGTGAACGCTTTGTCGATGAGGTAATCTAAGTGAACCTTTAAGAAATAACCGATAGCCTGAGCGTACATTCTCATTCCAGGTATAACTTCTTCATCTCGTTCTTCTACATCTTTACATAGTTGATTCAAGACTTCTTCGTTTATATTGTTTACCTCTAATCTATGTCTCATCTTAATCATCTTCCCATCATACTCTAGAACCTTATTAGCTAAATCGTCAGGCTCTCTTATGAACTCGGATGGTGAAACTTCTCTATCTTTTATTAATAGTTGAGCAAGTTTAGCTAGGTTTTCGGCTTCCTGAGGTGTACAAGCTTCTCCCTTTAATAGTTCTGCATTAGTCTCTCTGGCTGAAAAATAGTGGTAATATTCCATCATCACTACAGCCCTCCTTAAAGACTTAGCAAATTCATCTCTCCTCTTTTCCTTCTTTGTCATAGTTTTAATTCGCACTTTTTAAGAAATCGTCGATACTCTTTTCGGTTACTTCTTTCCTGTTTATTTCTCCTATAGATTCTTCTGGACTTAACCTATCCCACTCAATTCTCAACTCTTCAAGTCTATTTCCGCCAGCCTCTAAATACTCCTCCCAAGTCAGACTTCCGCCTTTCTCTATTGCTAGGTTGAATATCTCATGATCTAACTTGTTATATTCTTTTCTTATTTCTTCTAGTGTCATGATTTTTATTTTATTATGTTAACTACTTAAACAAAATTACGCAATGACCACCTTCTACTAAATTAGGTTCGGTGTGGAAATTCTCGTGGAAGTACTTTTTATTGACTAACCATTGATCTGATGTATTATTCTCACTAACGGCTATCATGTCTCCAATTTTAGGACTTCCACTTTCTAAATCAGCATCACTTATTGAGACTGTATAAGCTTTTGTTTTATCTGTATATATTACTCCAAGCTCATTAAACTCATCGATATCCTCTTTAGTTACAATTCTTAGGAGCGCAGGTTTAGTTCTTCTCTTATATTCCGAAAACATTAATACTCTACCTTTTACCATAATCTTTGCTTTTAAATACTATCTTCTCGGGACACAAACGATTCCACATAGTTCTTAACTCTTCAATTCTACTTCCACCTCCAGCTAAATATTCGTCCCAGGTTAGCGTTCCTCCTTTACTTTTACATAGGCTGATCAACTTACTATTCAGCTCCATCCATTCTTTTCTAATTGCTTCTAAATTCACAGCTCATCTCGTTATCTAAAACCAACTTTCTTTGAATCCCCCGTAACTTCAGTCTTCTTATCATTATAGATCTCAGCTAACGTATATTCCTCTTGCTCTAACTGTAATGATGGATTTAGTTTCAATGCTTGTTCTTTTGTAAGTGGTGTGAATTCTAAAGCATCAAAACATCTACCAGGTCTAGTTAATGCTGGGTCTATTGAGCTCAAGTTTTCTAAGTTAGTTGTGATGATTATTTTCTTTTTCTTATTTGATAGTATCCCATCTCCCAAGTTTAAGAATTTCTGCATCACGTGGTTATCATTCTTAGCTCTATCTTTAAGTAATGTGTCAGCATCCTCTAGAATAAAGAAGCGTGACTTAGAGTCTTCCATAAACTGAGCAAATAGAGAATCATCATATAATAGCTCGTAATTGTAAGAAACCACCGGTGTACCTTTTGTATGATTCAGTAAAGCTTTTATAAACGAACTCTTCCCTAATCCCGGCTTACCATATAATAATAGAACATTTGCATCTGAGCTCATAAATCTATCAAAGTAATCCTCAAGTTTCTCTCCTCTCAAAAATGGGTAAGAATCTGTCGTAGGTATATTGTTAGTGTTTACAGGAATTGTTACATACTCGTTCTTGTTATAGTACCACTTAGCATTTACCCTAGATTTCCCAAAGTTTTCCTCTAACTCATCCGCTACTTTCTTTACAAACTCTTCATCACCTGCAATCATAACATCTGAAGACTCCTCGTAAATATTATAAGAAGCCATCCCTTTATTGTCTTTGTAAATTATAACTCCTGAATCATCATCCTCTAAGTATTTTTCAGCAGCAACTTCACGAGATTTAAAGAATACAGTTAGTTCATCTCTGTCATCCCCTCCTACATTTAACCTTATTGATTTTGTATGTAGTCCTCCGTTATTGAATTTCTCGTTTATCCAGTTGTATCGTATCGCTGCTGCTATTGAATATACTGATACGGATAGGCTTGTGTTTATTTCCATTTCTCCTTTGTGATATATTTCTTTCTTTATATTGTTGATTTTAAATCTCATCAAGGTGTCAGCTGTAACTTTATCCACATTTCCACCTAACAATTCATGATTCGATATTTTCAGGTTCACATTTTTATTTCCATAAGTTTAACTGCAGAGGCTCACATTTTCGTAAACCCCCGCAAAGTTAATCATTTTATTTGGTCATGTTAATAAACTTCTGAACTATTTTTATTTGGAACTCGTTATCTGATACTGGATTATGTGCCTCCTTGTTCATAAACTCAGCGTATCTATCCTTTCCTAATAGTTTCTTCACGGTTCTAACATCACAAATTTGTCTATGGCTCCACGGAATAGGACGACCAACTTGTTTATACATATCCTCTAGAATCTTAATATCGAACTGTGGAGGGTTAGACCATATTCTTAGTTCATCTTGCCCATCCTCTAAATCTGAAATAAAGTTGGAAAGGAGAATCATATAAGCGTCTAAATCTGTTCCGTTAGTTGGTTTTGCTACAGGGTTTAGAGTTTGTTCAGACCACCAGTTCCAAGTTTCCTGAGATATAGTTCTTCCCATTTTTAGTTGAGATTCTATAGGTAAGTGATGGAAATAAATCTTCTCTCCAATTTCTGTTTCATTAAAAGGTGTAGCTGCTATTGAAAGTACAACGGAGCATAAATCAGTCCCAAAGGTTTCAATATCAATCATTAAGTTGTCGAATTTCTTAGTAGTGTTAATTTCTGTATTCATCTTTAAAATATTTATTAAGGTTCTTTTCAAATAATTTCATTCCTCTCTTTTTAATCTCATAAGGCAGTTGTTCCATAGAGTTGACATTAAGAAGTAGTGAGAGGTATCCAAGTGAAGTTAAGTCTCCGTTATGTGTTAGGTGAGTATATATTTCATTTGGTTTTACTAGGAGGTATTTCCCTTTCTTAATGTAGGTGATATCTTTTAACGTACCATAGCCTACTACTGAGTTTGTTTTGAATAGGGTCATAGGTACAATGTTAACAGGCTGGTAAATATCATAAGGCTCCAAATCGTAAAACTCAGGTGGAAGATAAGTTAATTTAAATCGTGAGACTAATCGTATAGCATTTGGTTTAGATTCAATTAGTTCCCTTAAAATCCGCTCTGAGTCTAATTCCGGGTTATTGATAATATGTACAGCTCCGGTAAACCCCTCATCATTAACTGAAAATCTATCTGGGGGTCGGTCTAAGTATTTGGTTTCTATTTCTTTTAGTATCATAGGTTGGATTTAGAATGGGAGAGGGGGATTAAGTCCGACTAGTTCTCTAAAGGCTTCATCTGCGTCTTCTTTCTCATAACTACGAAACTCTCTCCTATTAAAATTTCTAGAAAGCTTGTTTACAGCCTCCCATACAATATCTACACCCTCTGAATCCAAGTACATAACTTCACCTCTTTTATATACTAACTTATCTAAATCTACGCCCAGTTCACCTATTAATAGCTTTAGAGTGGATTCACGTAGTCCGTAATCTTCAGCTAAACTTGAAAACGTAAATAGACTTGCGGTTGATCTAGCCACTTTTAATTCACTTTCCAGTCTTTTAATCTTCGCTAATAATTCTGGAGTATAAGGTGAGACTGGATAAGAGGAGTTAATCATGTAGTTCCCTGTTTTTCTCAATGATGGCAATACATCTTCAGTCACCCAATTTCTAAATTTCTTAGCCTCCTCCTTAGTGCTTCTAAATATTAAAAAGTACACATGTGATTCTGGAATAAAAGTAAAAAACTGATCTCCACCAGAAGTTGAAAGGGGGTAAGAGATACTTAGATCCCCTCCATATTCCTTCTCTAGAGCCTTTTTAGTTACACTAGGGTTTGTAAGATTAAGGTTACTGCACACATCGGACAGACAGAAAAGTACATCTCCTGTTGGAGTAATTACAGTTCTTAGTTCTTTGTTTGTCTCTAAATTTCTAAAGCTTGATATTAATTCTTTATTCATAATTCTATTTTTTTTTATTAAGTTATTTATTACATGTTAAACATCAAAAATCACTAAGTTAAATACTGAAGGATCCATAGACTCACCCTCCAAGTCACTTTTAAACCAATGAATAGAAAGCTTAATACTTGGATCAAATAGTTTTTCAGCTTTGTCTACGGTAGGGTTTAGTAGGTCTTTTGGAACAGATACAGATGAGAACTTCGGGATTATTTCATAGAGTACTTTCAAGGTTTCAACAAAGGCTTTACTTTGGAGAAACTTCCTCTTTAAATCACTCTTATCTATTTCAGTTTCAGGTAGTTCGTATAAGTAGGATATCCCAGAGCTCTTCTTTAGTTTTAGTAGTTTACAATCTTGAACTTTCATGTAGTATCTCAACCTTCCATAATCCATCGGGTACCTAATTCTATGCTTGTACAGATGTTTATTGTGCCTGACTTGATCGTAATCTTCTAAGTTCAAAGTCAGCTTATTAATCGTATCATTCGTTATCATATTCTTCATCTTCTTTATCCAATTCTAAACATAGTTCCCAAGTTGATTTGTGTAGTGGATTTGGGACTATGCTAAGGTATTCTAGTATTCTCTCTCTGACAAACTTTCCACAATCTCTCAAATACTCTTTTCGTTCAACTTCCTTGTAGTCCGCTAAGTTAGGCTCTTCATCTGATATAAATAAACGGTTAGAAGAAGATCTATCGATTTTTGGTGAGAAATAGTTTCCGATATAAAAATTATTAAAACTGCCCATAACATTAATTTTATTTCACAGATTAGGTTTTTTCCATAGTTCTAGCCTGTATTGATGTTTAATGAATTGATTGTTAGGGTTTTGGAAATTCTCTGCTCTTGTAAAAAAAAAATACGCCAGAGTTTAACTGACGTATCTTAATTCCGCTACTAGGGCGTTAATAATATCAAATGCAGGTCTAATTAATCCACACCTTTCAATTTTATCAATTTTAGATTCTCTGGTCGTTATACTCTCTATTTCATTAACCTTAAATCCATAATTGTTCTCCAATCTTTGATATACTTCTACCCAAGCAGCTGTTATATGAATCTTAGCTAATTTACTATAATCTAAAATCAAGTTGTTTAATTCAACTCTACATTGCGCATTATTAATAGGTTGAGGTCTTAAGTATTGAACTGGAGCTATTGATTTTAGCGGTTTAAATGTAACTGGTAATGATTGGTTATTTTGATTAAGCAAGATTTGATCAAGTTTACTATTTAGACCGACAAAGTTACTCTCTATTTTATCCATCCTGTCAATAATCGGTTCCATAGCTCTCCTCATTGAATTAGCGAAAGCCCTCTCAAAATTTTCCAAGTATTCAATAACTTTTCTCCTAACCTGTTTAGATTCTCTCAATAGTACTTGTTTTGCTTGAGAAATAGTTAGTTCATAATACGGTTCATTTTTGTGCCCTCCATTAGGTAACTCTCTGATTCTGAACGACTGCTTGATTTTCAGCCCTTGTAATTCTCCCTCATCATCTTCACTAAATTCATCCCTAATTACTGCCAGTAAATTTTTGTGAATTAGTTTTGATTTCTTAACATCACGACTTCTAAATAAGTTAATTTGGTCAAGTAACTCAAAGCTGGATATTGTAGCTTCACTTCCAAAGTCCATTGTAATTAATTGGTTATTCATAATTTCTGTATTTTTATTTAGTTATTATAATAATTTAGATAAACGTTCTCTTAACAATTCTCCCACACCTTTATTATGTATCTTAAAAAGTATCCTGATCCATTGAGGTCTGGTTAGTACAAACTGGGCTTGTTTTCGATTTCTAGAATCCCTATACATTTCTACTTCAACATGTTCCTCTTCCGGGGTACCCTTCTTAAATACCTCCCATATATAGTCAGTTATTTGGTCATGGGTTTTACCTCTCTTAGGAGTATCTTTAGCCAACTTAGCGTAATAATTGATTAGTTCAGTGATTTCTAGGCTGGTTAAGTTTTCTTTGTTTTGGATTTTTACCTCTACTGGGTGTAACTCAAAATTAATCATAATTGTTCTATTTTTAAAATTCTACTTTGCAAAGGTAAACAAATTTTTATAATGACCAAATATTTTTATAACTTTTATTTACTACCAAATTTATAACTAGGATTACATATTTTTCTGGTTATCTAATTATGACTAAACTTCAACTAAACTAAAAACCCTGACATTCAATTTAAGGTACCATATCTTCGATTTAAGACACTTTCTTGTTTTTCAGGTATAATTATATAGGTTAGAGCATTTGAGTTGATTTTTGAGGTGTTTCTAAGATTATTTTATATAACTAGCTGATTTTCAGAGGTGACTAAAACCGCCCCATGTTATAAGGTAAATATTAAATTATATATAATTCGCTACACTATCGTTTCGCTCAAAACTGATCAAAAATAAAACTAGAAAAAAAAATAGAAATCGAAAAGTTAAGACTAAAAAAAAAAATCTAAAAAATTAACCAAAAATATAACTAAAAAGTTAAACCCCTAAAAATCAATTAATTATAGAAAGATAGCCTTATAAATAACTGATAGTCAAACTTTTAGTAAAACCTACCCATGTTATATGGATATATTAAATATATTATATAGTCACTCGGCTAAAGCCTCGTTCCTGATTAATTTTTAAAAATAGTCGGAGCCCTAAAGGCTCCTCCGATTAACCAAGAAAAAAAAAATAAAAGTTGTAATTAAAAGTTTAACTTGGGGAGGGCTCTGACCGAGCCTCCCAATTAGCCAAGAAGAAGATTTACTCTTTTGTCAGAAATAGAAAGATAAGCTATCCTCAACTAACTTTAGGTTCAACAAGGTTAACATGGGTAGGTTTTGATTAACGAAAATAAACCACAAATTAGCCAAGATCTCTTCAAAATAATATAAGTATACCAGAGAACTATAGATAATCGATTTTTGATAGGTTTATGAAGCTCTACGACGATTTTACCCTTTTAGTCAGAATAGAAAACCAAACCCTCAATTAACTTTAAGCTTAACAGGTTCAACATGGGGTGGTTTCCTTTCATCTGAATTTTAAGTTTAGAGTTTCACCATGGGTAGGTTTTCACTCAGTCCAATTTTGGGTTCAGCAAGTCTATCAAGGGTAGGTTTTTATATCCCTCAAATTCAACCAAAAACACTTCAAATTAATTCTAAAATCTTAAGTCTCTGCCGTTTAATAGTAAATCTCTGGAAACCCTAATGAATACAGGTGTTACAGAAGATTTTACTCATTAACCCCTCAAAAATTTAACTCAAAAATACCCCCAAAACACCTCCAGTTTGAAAGTAATGCCTTATATATGAGAGAAGAAAACCAAAAACTAAAAGAGATGGCTAAAAAGAAAGGGACAGATTATATCCAAGTTGATGATTTTAGTTCTGCCTCCCTTGATGAAGTTGATCTAATTAGAGGGAGAATGAATGCAGTTGATCCAATAAAGAAGGATTCAATTACACCTATAGTTTTTACAGCAGACTCACCTTCACAGTATCAATATGGAAAGGTGACAGCTGAAACATTAGACTCAATTAAAGACCTATACGTATCCTACAACCAAAAGTACGGACTGAATATAAACTTAGAAGTGGAAACAATAATGTCAAACTTCAAGAGTATAATCGATCCAAAAGAGTTGCAGGTATTTGAGGTTTACTTGAGTGAGGCTTATTCCAGATTCAGATTAGTAATTTACCAGAGACTTATGATTACTATAGCTGGACTTGTAGATGAGATTAGTAAGCCTTTAGGTAATGATGTTCCGATTCAAGATAGATATGTAATGATAGACAAACTTCTGGATTACATGACTAAGATCAACCAAGTATACGAAGAAATTAAGATAGAGCATTCAGATGTAGAGCTTCAAAGATTGTCAGGAGAGATTTCTAGAGGTGATGATAAACTTAGACTTACTGGAAAAGATGAGGCAACTATGGGAGTACTAAGAAAATTGAATGAGACAATATTGAACGAGAACAAAAACTAAAATAAATAAATAATAAAAGAAAGAGCAATGGCAAAGAAGATTATCAGACATTCATATATACCAGATACGAGTGTTTACCAGAGCTCACTAGAAATAGAGGAGACTAATCAAAATAATAACAATAGTCAGACCCCTCAACCAGAAATCACAGAAGAAGAAGATAAGCTTGATTCTACAGTCTCTCTTATCAACAATAGGTTTCACTTGGATGAGTCGGTAATGATTGTTTATGACCCGATTAAAGACGATCTAATTATATCCGCTAGGGAAGGTAACTCTGGTGGTGGATCCAATTCTCAGGTTATGCAAGAGCTAGCTAAGAAATTAAATATAGATGGTACCAACTTAAACTATGCTGTATTTTCTTCATTCCTAGCTAACAAAGACTTTACAAATGTTGACCTATCTTACCTTAAAAATATCCTTGAGTTAAATCTATTAGCTAAGAAGGACGGTTCAGATATCGACATTGAAAAAATTAAAGAGAGACTGGGGGTTATAAATAATTCTCAACCTTCAGGAGTAACTAGAGATGAGCTTTTAGATGCAATCAGAACCCTAGCTAGTAAAAGTGGTTATGATATTGATGTAGAAGTTTTAAGAAATAGACTTGGAATAGATACCTCAGTTTTAGCTAAGGTTGATGCAAGTAATATTAGTGTAGATACTTGGAGATCAGTCTTAGGTATATCAGATGACTCACTAAATTCACTAATCACAAACTTCCAAGAACTAAAGAATAATTACAACTCAGGAGAAGGGATAAATGTAGATAATTGGAGAAGTAAACTAAATATTCCAGATACGACTAACCTGACTAATAGAAATGACCTAGAAACACTCAAAGGAGATATTCAATTAGACTTAAGACAGAAAGCTGGAGTTAATGGTGAAAATATCTCAGTTACACTTTGGAAAGATAAGCTGGGTATTTCTGACATTGATAAACTAGCTAACAAGGATGCATCAGATATAGACGTTGAAGCACTTAAGAGAAGATTGAATTTAGGTCTTGAGGAGTTAGCTAAGAAAGATGGAACTGATATTGATGCTGAAAAATTAAAAGAGAGATTAGGATTAAATAATATAACAACAGATCTTAATCCAATCCTTAAAGCAACTTCCAGTGAGATTGATGTAGATGCTTGGAAAACTAAACTTGGCATCACTACTTCCGAACTAAAAGGGCAGGTAGGTATAGAGGGAGTTCTCAAGGCTACTTCTTCAGATATCGATGTTGCCGCTTGGAAAAAGTTACTCTCTGAAGATACAGTTTCGGGAGATGATTTCGAATGATAAACTTGGAGAGAAATGGCAGAGAATAAAATAAAATATAAATTAATAAAGAAATCGGGAACATCGCCAGTAGCAGGAAGTACAGGAAATGACCCGCATACAATATACATACACCAAACCTCAGAAACAGAAGCTAAATCCCTTATTACAGACTCAAAAGGTAAGGCTATAGCTCTAGGTGGTGGTAGTTCAAGTGTTAGTTCATTAAAAGATATACTAGCTGAAGGAGACTATGCAGGAAGACCAGTTCAATTCTTTTATAGTACAGCTGATCCAAAGAAAGGGAGTAACGCAGCCGCTATTGGAGCTTACTACCCATCATACGACTTTGGATTTGGTACTTATAATGAAGAGAATGTAAAAGCTAGAACAGGATCTTACAACACATGGGTAGGATGGTCGGCTGCAAATTCACTAACAACAGGTAAAAACAATACTTACATAGGAGCTTTTGCAGGAAATAAACAAGTAACTGGAAATAATAACACAATTATAGGTTACAACTCTGGGACTAATTTAACAGAGAGTACATCCTTAACGATTATTGGAGCAGAAGCAGGTAATGGACTACACCCAAATGCTAGAAAAGGAAAAGATGATATAACTAGCATTTCGCCTATATTTGAATCTTATCTTACAGGGGGACAGAAATGGGCAGCTACAGATTTATTCAACTTTAACCAACAAGACAACACAATATCAGCCAATGCAGCATCAATCTTAATCGGTTCTAAAGCTCTACTAACAACAAATGGTACTAGAGTAGTTGGGAGTGTATTTATAGGATGTGCTTCAGGGGCCACTACACAATATAGAAGTTATAACAACCTAGTAATCGGAAACTTCAACTACACAGCTAGAGGGGTAACTAATATGGCCAACTCTGTAGTTATAGGTCAACATATCAATATACCTAATGGGTCTCACGATGGACTACTAGCAATTCATAACTCAAAAACAACAAGAACAGAGCTTTCACAGAGTTTGATCTACGGTAATTTCAATGAGAGATTCCTAACAATCAACGGTAAGCTTAATTTAAATACAACATACACACTAGACCTTGCAGATACATCCAGAGCTAAAGTAATGGTAATGAATCATGATGGGTCTGTGAATGTAGTACCAATGAATGCTGTAGGTGAAAAGACTGCCCCAGCTCCAGTTCCAAATGCGGTAAACAAACTAGCAGCTAAAAAGTTATCATTTGTAGGTGACTCTATAACTAACTTTGGAGAAAATTCACTAGAATACAACACAACTACAGGATATACATTTAACGATACTTGGGTAGGACAGTTATTACAGCTTACAGGAGGTACTAAGGGAAGTATTGACGCTATCTCAGGTACAACAATGCAGGCTACTAGATTAGACGACGGATCTTACTATAACGTTACTTTAGGTAGAACTGAATTATTAGCAGAGGATAGCGATTATATCTTCATCTTAATGGGAGTGAATGACCTTAGAAATGATGGAGTTGAAGGTCACAGTAATAACTTAGGGACTATTAAGCCAAAAGGAAGTCTAGGAACCTGGGATAACAACAACACTAATTTCAGAGAGTTCACAGGAGCATATCAATTATACCTAGAGAAGCTGCTTAAGAGACATGCTAAGGCAGAGGTGGTTCTTCTTACTCCATTAAAAGCGTTTAGCGAGAACTCAGAGGCAGATATAAGTGCAGTAGTAGATAAGTATGCAGACAGGGTAATTGAAATAGCAAAACTTTATGGTCTTAAATATATCGATACAAGAGAGGTAGGATTTACAAACTTCAACCACCAATTATACTATTCAGATGGTCTGCATCCGAATAAAGCGGGGCATAGAAAATTAGCAAGATTTATAACAGAGAAGATTTTAGAATTTGGAGTAGTTTCAGGTGGAGGTTCTGTAGTAGATGGATATTCTAAAGCTCAAGTTGATAGCAAAATAGAGAATATCGTAATAGGAATAAATAACCTAGCAAAAGGAACAGCTACACCTATGTTCTCGGCTAACTCAGCTAAATCTGGAACAGCTCAAGTTTTATCAGATGCTACGGGTTACTTTGTTAGATATACACCAGCTTCAGATACACCAGTTGGGGTTTATGGATTCAATATGGGTAATTTAGAGAAGATACCTGATACTAATAAAGGTGGTTACTCTATATCAATGGACTTTAGACACTCTCACACAAGTAGTATAACAATCTGGGGTCAAAATGTACCACCTAATGTTTGGACTAGACTTAAGAGAGAGAATTGGACTAATGATACGGATTGGAGTGGATTTAATGCAAACGTACCAGGATTAGCTATAGATGTAAGAAAGTATAAGATAGAAAGAGGGACGAAAGCTACTGAATGGCAACCACATGTTTCTGAAATAAAATTAGGAGTAGATGATTTCGTAATAGATAGCTGGTTCCCTTGGGGTAATAATTTAGATATTTCAAGATTAGGAGCAACAGAGCCAGATATACAAACCGTACTAATCAGAAACATACCGAATATAGATAACATTTTAGAGGTTCAAGAGTTCACTGTAGTATATGATAACAACACTATAGTAAGAACAGCAAACCCTCAAGATGCATTAATTCAAAAGAACGGAGTGAACCACCTTAGATTACCGGAGAAGGCTAATGTATTTTCTGCAAGAGGTGTCAATCCAAAGAGAGTATACATAAAGGCAATTCTAAAGTAAGAAGATGATAGCAATTAGATCAAATAAAGAACTGTTTTTCGGTGAGGCTAAAGCGGGATTTATAAGAATGGAGATAGAAGAGATCATAAACAGACCTTCTACCCAAACTTATACCCTTAGAATTGTCGATACATGTTTTAAAGAGATAGAAGAAGAAGTAGAAGTTTGGAATGAGACTGAGGGAGTAATGAAAACAGAAAAGATTAAAGATGAGCGTATACAAGGACATAAAACTCGTTACGTTAGTTATTCTTATGATCAGGTTAAAATACTCGCTGAAGTTCTTAAAATAAATAAATCTAAATTCTCGTCTGAAGTAGAGTACATTAACGAGCTTTTCAAATTAGGACTACTTATCGTTACGCAGAAAGAGTGTAAAGAAAGTTTAGCTGGATATGAAAACAAAGGGATGTATTTAAGTGAAGCAACCGATTGGGAGTTAGAGAAATAATCCAGACTCCTCCAAAAATAATATAATAAAATAACAGATAGGCATGCCGTTAAATAATTTTTCACATAACTACCGTCCATCGCCGACTCCACAACAACCTCCAGTACCACAACAGCCTCAGCAGCCAAATGTACCGGGGAGAGTGGATAACGACAACAAGGACTCAGTAGTTTCATTAAAGAACAATAGATTCCACCTTGATGAGTCTGTTATGATCGTCTACAACCCAACAAAAGATGATCTAGAAATAAAGGCAAGAACAGGGGGAGTACAAACTATAAGCCCTTCAGTCAATCTAGTAGCAGGTAAAGCTGATGTAGATCCAAACAAAGAGGGAGTATATTATAAAAGAGTAGCAGATAAGGTAGAAGAAGTTTATGTAGTTAAGGAAGGAGTTATTTATACACTTAGCATCCCAACTACAGACAATAATACTCCACAGCCAGTTCCTACTCCTGGGCCAAATGTACCATCACCATCGCCTGTACCGCAACCACAACCAACGGAAAAGAAGGAGGTAGAGCTTATTACATCAGAGTCACAGGTTATTCTTGCTGATACTGGTGATAAGGTATATTTCCTACTAGATGCAGTTTCACATTCGATTAAGAAGATTATAGCTGTATTAGGCGGACATAGATTTGATCATACACTAGCTGCACCAGAACCACCAAAGGAGACAGTGTTTATAGTGAATAGTAAAGATGAAATCGACAGAGCTAAGGACGGTACATATTACGTTAAGAATGCACAGGGAGATTTGACCGAGATATATGTAGTAAAGAACACTCAGCTTATCACATTTAAACCATCAACAATAACTAACCAAAGAATCGGAACATGGAGTATATAGTTAGCGAATTACCAAGTGTACTAGAACCAAGCTCAACTTATTTTGTTCAGTTACCAGAAGCAGGGGTTTTCAATATGTATGTAACCGATTCAACAGGTAGGGGCATACCACTAGGAACTATTGAAAGAGCTTATAAGGTAAAGAACAATTTGGGTCAACCTAGTAACGAACAAATTTTTAAGATAACGATTGATTTAGAAGAAGGAATAACAGAACTACCTGAAAAGTGGCTTCCTAATTTCCGTTCTATAAATCCAATCAACTATACAAATATTAAATTACCAAACTCACTAGTAAATCTTAAAGACTACTCACTTGAAGGATACCCACTTACTAGATTCGAATTTCCAAATACATGGGCACAAGAAACTAGAACTTACGGGAAATATCTATTCAAAGGGTCAGCGATTTCAGAAGTACCTAGAGAGTTAGAAGGTAAACTTACAGAGGGAATGTTCATGGATAGTAAGGTGAGAATGATCCCTGCTAACACAACAGATTTCCCTAAGAATGTATTTAAAGGAGCTGAGATTACTGAAATTAGAGATGTAGCAGGAAGTTGGCATCCAGGAAGTGTGTCTCTACATCAAGGGTCATTCCATGGTAAATTCCCAGTAACAAGTATTCAAAGTGAGATTTCTATAGCAAGTTGGGAGGGAGGTTCTATTTATGCAGATATTGATACATTTGACTTAAATAGATACTCTTCACTAAACCCATCTTCACAGGCTATTTCACCGTTTGTATCAGGAAGTAAAATTAAGAGATATGTTACAAGTACTATTTCTAACTCTTACACAGATGAACAAACAAAAGGGGCAGAGATTGAATTACTAGATCTTAGCGGTTCTCATTCAATTAACTTAGAGAATGCTCAGACTAAACCAGCTCTACAAAACGTTAAGAAGGTTAAATTCCCGACTACAATGACAGAGTATCCAGACTTTAGTTCAGTAGCGAATTTTAACTCAGGAATTATTTATGATGTTGAGAAGAGTGATTTAGAGAGAATTACAAAGATAGATACTAATAACGGTAGATTTGATTTTACAGGAAGCTTAGAATTGCCATCTACATTCCCAGGAGTTAGTATAGGGAATTACGGTAAAATCACAGAGCTTACAGTAACTAATAAGTCTCAAGTAGAAAAGATGTTCATGTACTCAAGTGATACTGTAATAAACGAACTTCCACTAGAGAATATTAATGTTAAAACTACAGGGACTACTACATCAAGCGAGGATATTTTACTACTTCAAGCCGCTGCCTATAAATTAACGACTACAAATAAACTGAATAGCAAAATTAAGAAGATCAGCGGAACGATTAATTTAAGTAAGGATACAATTCCAAGCCAATCGTTTACAGAGGATCTCTCAGCTCACCCACTAGATGAATCAATTAATATAGATGGACTTAAGTTTGTAGTTAAAGACACTAGTCCAGCTGCCGGTTCAGTAGATAGATTGCTAGATTTCTTCCAAAGAGATAATAATGTAGGTAAACTATTAGATGCTAGTGAAACGGGAGGTAAGATAGTTTTTGGTGCAGGAGGCTCATTCTATAATCTACCTAACCCTACTATTACAGATAAGCTTCTTAAGGAAATCAATGAGTCTACTACAATCACTAGGGTTGAAATATTCCCTCAATCTTCTGACAGCAGTGATTTGCGTTACCAATATTCCATAATCGCAGGACTCTTAGAAGGTGTAAAATACGCTAATTTATCTCTCGCAACTACTGGAGAATTTAGAGGAAGAGGAGTTGATTCTAACCAGGGAGGAAGTCTTCTATCTAAAGCAGCGGAGGCTAATTACAACGCAGGAAAACTGAAACTTCACTTACCTGACTACACAATAACTTATAATCAACTTAAGAACTTTACTACATTATTCCATAAGGGAGAAGTATCTAGTAGTACGGATTTAACTATCACAGCAGGTAGAATGTTTGCTAAAGAATCTACTGACGGATCTAAGAATAACCTTATGCCGATTAGTAGTATTAGCATCGCTTTACCTAATTACGTGGGAATCGAAAACTTATCACTTAAAGAAGATGAAGATTGGAGTGGGTTAACTAGAATAGAGGTAACGGCAGGTAATAGTTCAGATTTTACTGGATTGTTTAATTATATAAACTCTGCTCCAGCGAGCCTTAATTCTATCACACTTCAAATTGATACAACTAAACAAGATCACTATGGAGATAACAATGCTGAGTTAAAGGTTAAACTACCAGCTTGGGTTACTTCCGATAAGATTGAGGATATTGGATTTACAGGATCAACGCCTAAGGGTAAAATGGAGCTTACTCTAGAATACCCAGGAGTGCTTGAATTCTCTAAGTTTAAGTTCAAGGAAAATCAAAATGACGTAATTAAAGTTCCATCTGACCAAGTTGAGAATTATAAAGCTGCTTCAGGATGGTCTACGATGGCTAACAAAATACAAGCAATCTAATAAAATGATAAAGAGATTAATAAGCGGACCAATAGCTTTACTTGCATCCATAGTTATAGCTACAATACTTTTACCTGTAGGATTTATTTACACTATAGGGAAGTATGTTAAGGAGTGTAAAATTAATCCGTTTCTAACCATGCTTAAGAATTTTGGACTCAGTATACTTTTCGTGATATCTTATTTATGCATGAGAGTAGCTGTAGCCATAGATATCTTAGGTAATGTAATAGCAGGGGAATTCCTAGAAGACTTTATAACCTCTAAGGAAGACACCCTATTTTCAAAACCCGACATCACTATCTCATCTTCAACAGGTGCTTTAGAGGTAGAGGGAGAATTGAATAAGACTGGTAATTGGTTCTCTAAAATATTAAGTAAAGTTCTAGGTGAAGATAACCACGCTATACTTTCTTACGCTCACTATTTAGAGTCAAAGAAGTTAGATGATAGAATTGAAAACTTAACTAGAGAAGAGCTAATAGAACTGGTTAAAAATTTGAAAACAGAAAATTAAACCCAGAAGTACAATGAGACGAAAGATTTTATTCAGAGGTAGTAAGTACTTCGCAGAGCTGATTGACAATACTAAGAAATCAGACGGAGGTAATATCACGATCAAAACACTAGAGGGTAGAGTCGAAGCTGAGGGACTTAAGTATTTTAATTGGTACTTTGATGGGAATCTTTCAGTAATAGAGTATAACGGTCTTCCTAAACTTTATAAAGAGGGAATACCACACCAAATGACTCTAGAACTCTGGGATAGTAAATTAGCTAAGGTAACTGACCCTAGAGAAGCTTTAGATGTATTCTTAGGTTATTCTCCAACACGTGAGCCAGAAGGATTAAATGCACGTTACGAGGATAGACAAAGACTCATCAGACAGCTTGACAAGGGTATGGACTTAGAAGATATTAAAGCTGACAATATAGAAAGGGAGAAAAAAGAGGAAGAAGCTAAGGCAATGGAGGAACAACAGCAACAAGGTCCGCCACCAGGAGAAGAGGGTTATCCGCCAGAAGAAGAATATCAAGAAGAAGGAGGAGAACCAATGCCGCCACAGGGAGAGGGAGAGGAACAGCCGTCAGAAGGAGAAGAGACAAGACCACAATCATTATATTTGAAAAGGGTCGACAGCATAGGAGATGGCAGAGAACTTTTCGAGTATCCAGACGGGGCACAAATCATACTAGGGCCAGAGACATTTGTTCCAGTTGTAAATTATAATAACCAATCCTCAAATATAAAACCTAACCATAACAGCTTAATTAAAGAACTCAGAAAAATCTATAAGGATGCAGACTTCACTTTCACGAGCTTGTTTGATATTAATGCGATAGAGGTAAGAGGAGAGTCTGTAGCAGATTATCAAGAGGAAATTTTAGAAACAATAGAGGAACTAGATCCAGGTTTAGAACCATACGTATCGACGTTATTAACAGATACACTGGTTATTAGACTTACAAACGATGTTATAGAATTCTAAAGTTAAACAATAAAGTGACAGCAGGGGTTCGCCCCTCGTTGTCCAATATGTAAATGAATAGAGCTTATGGGAATATCAAACCACCCAGCAAGAAGTAAGAAGCCTGAAGACGAGCATTTAACAGATGAAGAACTAAGGGCTAAATATGGAGGATGGCTAAACGACCCTTTCTCTAACGATGATGTAACAGATGAGATGAAAGCATTAGCTAAGATACTCGGTTACAGAAAACTACCACCTAAGATTAGCACTTATTTAATGGATAATGACTACTTGGGGCTTAAAGAAACAGGGATGTCAGGTAAGGCTTTATACCCAGCGTGGATGCCAGTACTTGAAGACATATTCCCAACAAGATTACACATTGGACACCCTATAGTTACACTTTCATGTGCCTTAGGTTGCGGGAAGTCTACGGTTTCAACTATTATGATGTCGTATGTAGAGTGTAGAATAAACCACCTAGATAACCAAGATTTTATAAGAGGGATGACTGGTAAGGAGATGGTTATGGGGCTGGTTCACACAAAGATGGAGAAAACAATATCCGACTTTAAAGAACCACTAGCAACTATCAAAGAACAATCACCTTACTGGAAATCTGGAATGGTATCGCACAATATACTAGACTACAAGATTGGTGGGGAGAGGAATATTAAATCAATTCTAGGGGGTGACCTTATTTGTGCGGTACTTTCGGAGGTAAACTTCTGGGATAACTACGCTAGAGCTAAAGGTGCCATTGAATCACTAATAGGAAGGGTTACTGGGCGTTTTGGTCATGTTAGAAAATATTTCACTTTAATTGTACTCGACTCATCGCCATCAGAATCAGGAGTATCGGTAGTTAATGACTTTCTATCCACTAACCCAGAGATATATAACGTAGAGATGAGCGAGTGGAAAGCTAAGGAGCATTTACCAGGACGTTATTTTGTTGAGGGAGAGTTTTATGTTTACTGCGGAGACCAGATGAATGACCCTTTTGTGTTTCCAGATAGCTTTAAACCAGAAAACCTTGACCCTAAATTCGATAAAGATAAAGTCATAAGAGTACCTGAAGAGCTTAGAGTACCTTTCATGAATAACACCGCAAAAGCTTTAAGAGACCACGCAGGAGTTACACATGAGCTTGGAGGAGGATATTTCTTTAAGGACAAATCTAAGTTATCTCAAGTATTCAACCTCCCGCATTTAAATAAAGATGTAATAGAGGTGGATTTTTATGATAATGAGGACAGGATATATTCACAACTTGACACCTCATTATCTAGAGTACCAAAAAACAAAGTAGTATATGTAGGACTCGACTTAGCAACTTCAAATGACTTAGCGGGTATAGCGATTGGATATTTTGACGAGTATATTTATCCTTTCCCTAATAACCCTAAGATGAAAGAGCCTACATTTATAATCAATACAGTATGCGGGATAGGAAGAAAACCAGGACAGGAAACTTCACTCGCTAAAATAAAAGACCTGATAATGGAGCTTAATAAAAACTATGAGATTGGAGGAGTAAGTTGTGACCAGTTTCAAAGTAAGCTATTAATGCAGGAGTTAGAACACTTAAAAATACCGACAAAATACATTTCACTAGATAGAACAGATGTAGGGTATAACAACTTAAAGAACATGATATATACAAGCAGAGTTAAGATACCTAGTTCGAAATGGCTTAAGAATGAGCTAACTTACTTACAATACATAGACGGGAAGATAGACCACATTTCTAACGCTAATTCCGGAGGTTCAACTGTTGCAGGAGGAGGTAAATTTAGTAAAGACCTTGCTGATGCTGTTGCTTCCTGTTTGCTTAATATGTCAGAGGATTTGGAACACGCAGCATCACTCTCCCTTAAATCATCCATGGGCAGACAGATAGACATGCTTCAAGGGCTATATACAAAAGAGTCAGTTATGGATGATAAAGCTAGAGTAGCACAAATAAGTATAATGCAGAATATATTTTAGAGATATGATAGAAGTAACAATTAAAGCTAAGAGAGATAGTGGATTTAAACTACACTCTAGAAGCTTCACAAAGGTATTCTCTAATGATGATAATTCCGTACAATACACTTTTAGGATAGATGATAACAATAAAGAGGAGACAGTAAGAATGCTATCAGACTCACTAGGGTTAGACTTCCACCCAAAGAAAGAATGTATGGTGATATTACATGACGAGATTGCCGATTCACCAGATGACGTCAAAGATAGTTACAATAGGTTGATGTCAAAATTAGAGGAATATGGATACTAAGGAGTTTAAAAAATACACAGACGAAGAGATAACCGAGCTTTTAGATAGCGGAGAAGCAAAGGTTGAAGACAGGAGATTTTCCTCTAATGTAGACTCTGAGACTGAAATGAGAAAAATTCTTAAGAGTGAAGACTTTGAAGACAACGAAGCTGAGACAAGGGAATTTGCTAGTGTAAACCTTAATATGAAAGCTATTATCGGATATATGAGCATGGATATCAAGAATCAATTTAGGTTCCTCATGATGTCTGTTAGAAAGTATGTTCGAAGCTTAAAACCAGATACAGCACAGAATGAAATTAATACAGTTGTCACTTATGTTTCTTCAGAGTTAACAAGGATGATAATGCTCGCTAAGAGTCAGATGTCACATTCAGGGGGGAATTTAAATACTATCCTAGGACTTTCGAGAGCGGGTTCAGGAGAGATCACTAGAATAGGTATGCAACTTTCAAAATTAATCAATAAAGCTAATCACGGAGCTAACGGAGTTCTACCACGAAACCTCCATTCTCAGATCCAACAATACTACACTTTACTAGTTAATGCGATACTTGAGAAATTAGGGATAGATAAGTTACAGAGAGGAGGTGGACAACCAGTAGTAAGTGAACAGTTTCAAGATAGAGTTATTCTACAGTCTTTGATAGATGAGGATTTACCAGAGGAGAATAATATAGTCGTGATTGATGAAAAGAAGAAGCCAGCAAAAGTAGTAGGAATAGATGAGACTACAGAGTTTTACATTAACGACCTCGATAGCGATGATTTAGATGTAGTAGAGGAGTTTATTGAGAATTTAGATGTAGGAGCCTATTCAATGGATTATGATAATGGACTTCTTAAGGTATCATTCTTTGACGCTATTCCAGAGGATAAACTTTCACTATTTAAGAGATTTGTGGAAGACAGTGAAAATTAAATAACAAATTAAGTAAAATATTAAAACAAACCATTATAATGAGTAAATACATGAAAAGATACTTCAGTGAGTTGAATGACGGTACAGTTATCATCCCAGCTGAAAATATCTCTGCAGATCAGTTAGAGGATATCATTGATGAGGCTGCAGACCAAGTAGAAGTAGAAACAGGATCAAGAGAGTTTGCTGCTTTATATAGAGATAACTTCGCAATGAGACTATTCTCTGAAATCGAAGAAAAAGCTAATTCAGGAGAGGAAGAAGAAGTAGATATCGATGCTGCTGCTGAAGATGCACTTGCTGATACTGCTGCTCAAGTTGAAGAGGCTGAAGCTGAAGAAACAAAAGCTCAATCTCTATACTTAGCTGGAATTGAAGCAGGTAGAAGAATGTTTGCTGAAGAACTAGAAGATATTGAAGGAGATATCGAAGAAGAGCAAGAAGAAATCAAACAACAAGCTTACCTAGCAGGAATCAACGAAGGGTATAGAATGTTCTCTGAAGACTTAGATGATGTTCTTGAAGGAGATATTGATGTTGATGGAGATGATGAAGTTGAAGCTGTAGTAGTTCAATCTAGACTTGCTAATACTTACTGGAATGTATGGACTAGAACTTTCTCTGATGCTAAAGCTGAAGGTGCTTCTGACCAAGAGGCTGCTGCTGAGGCTACTGAAGAGGCTTCTCTAGCTACTGACATTGCTGATGAAACAAGTGAAGATGAAGAAGCTGAAACAAAAGTACAATCATTATTTAACGCTAACCCATACCTAGGAGCATTCGTAAGAGCGTTCTCTGAGGCTAAAGAAGAAGGTGCTAATGATGAGGAAGCTGCTGTTGAAGGTGCTAAGGCCGCTCTAGATGAAGCTGGTGTTCCCAATGCAGAAGTTGCTGATGAAGAAGTAGAAGCTGTTAAAGTTCAATCTTACATCAGAGCGTTTTCAGATGCAGGTCTTGAGTTTACAGGAGAAGATTTAGCTGACTTGGATCCAGAGATGGGTGCTCAAGCTTTGTTAGATTTCCACCAAGAGACTGAAGATAAAGGAGAGGAAATCGCAGCTAACGTAAACGAGTTGTTGGATGAAGAAGGGTTCACTATTAAGCCTAAATCTGACTTTTCTGGGGTAAACGATTTAATTTAAGATAACGATAAAATAAGATTAGAATACAGACATGAGATTCGGAATTAATACAAATACAAATACATCTGCTAGCTACTTTTCTGAGGTGAAGAGTAACAGCGATATTATGAGAAAGTTAGCTAGCTCTTCTATGGGCTCTAACGACCTTACACAAAGATTGGAGGCTTACCAAAAAGCTTTCTCTAACTTAGATGCACACACAAGAACATTCTCTGGAACAACAGGTTTAAACCAACTTGGAGGACTTTCTGGACTAGAGTTTGTTGATGTAACTGTTGCAGCTATGGTTAAATCTATCGTTGGGTTCATTGCAGTAGAAAGAGGTATGGAACAGCCTAGACAAATGTTGGCATTCCTAGATCTAGTTACTGTTGGAGATGACGAAAAACCAATCCCTGCTGATATTAGCGTTACAGGTTCTTTGGCTGGTCAAACTAGACAAGGTAATCCTGAAGTTGTAGCTAGAAATATTGGTAGAGATATGGAGTACGATACAGTTTCTGGTCACTGGAAATCTAACGTTAACTCTGCTCAACATGTAGCTACTTTCGATGGTGCTGCTACTGACGAGATCTCTTACATGGATGCTAAAGGTGCGTTTGTACCAGGAAGCTTGGCTATCAACATTACAGAGTACGATCCAGCTACTAAAGTTGTAAAAGATACTTTCGTAATTACTGATAATGGTCAAGGTGAATTGTTAGCGCCTGCAGGAAGAGTAAAAGAAGGTTCTGTTAACTATAGAAACGGAGCTATCAAAGTTAAGTTGGGTGCTGCTATGACTACTAACCACAAATACTCAATTGAAGTAGCATACGACACTCCAAGAAAACAAATCAACAGAGTAAAAGATCAATTAGGTTACTATGAACTTACTGCGTTCCCTCAATCAATCGTGGCTGAGAACAACTTGGTATCTAACATCGTAGCTCAAAGATCTATGGGTATCGACTTGAAAGATGTTCTTAAGAGAAGAGTAATGGAAACTTACTTAAGACTTATCAACCAAACAGCGGTATCTGCTCTTAACAACTACAAAGGAAACACTATCAGCGTAGACTTGTCAGGTCACTCTGTTAAGCTTAATGGTATGGATCAGTTTATCTACTTGTTCCAACACGGGCTTACTCAGGTTGATACTGAATTAGCTACAAGATCATTTAAATCAGTTAGATCTTCTGCTTACGTTGTAGGTATTAGAGTTGCTGAGATCTTCAAACAAGCTAAGATTACAGGTGCTTTCGTTGAGAATAAAGAATCTGCTTATGTTGAAGACTTGATTGGTTACTACAACGGTATTCCAGTTATTCAGTCTCTTCACGTTAAGCCATTCGAAGGATACGCTATTCACAAAACTGCTGATGGACTTATGGCTCCAATCGCTAGAGGTATCTTCTTACCAGTAAACGATTTGCCAGAAGTGGGTAACTTTAACAACCCTACTCAGTCTGCTTCAGGAATCTTCTCTTATGAGGGTGTTAAATTCTTGACTAGCGACTTAGTACAGAAATTCTCAGTTACAGTTCCAGCTGGATTCAACACTATCGCAACTACAGCTCAAAAGGCTCAGTTACAAGGTGGATCTGGAACTTGGCAAGAAGCTATCTACGGACAGTAAGATTAAGTTTAGTAGAAATAGAAAGGGTAAGGATAGGGGTAAACCTTGTCCCTACTCTAACAGAAAATGAATTTATAATTATGAGTGCAATCAGAACTTTCGCAAACCTAGTTTTTGGTTCTACTCCGAATATGACTTCTTGGGGCGCTAGACAGGGATCTCCTTATGCTCCAGTACAGTCAAATATCATCTCTCCAGGGAGCTTAAACTCTACTGTAGGGGGTGGGGTAGACGCTAACAAGATATACTCGATAGTTGGGACGTCACTCACACGATATTTAGAAAGGATAGATGAACTTACGTCTTACCTGGAGTTTCACATAACCAAAACCTCTATTGATGTAATTAAGGACGCATTGATGGAGCTTATTATAACGGATAACCCAAATATTATTTCACTACCAGATGACCCAGAAGCAGAAGCCGACATCAATAGAATTCTTAACGAGATGCAGCTTATAAAACATATTACATCGGACATCTCAGAGTTGATTTATTATGGAAGTTATAGTTATGCAATGGAGCTTACAGATGATAATAAGTCTTGTAAGTTAAGGTATTTAAAGAATCCAACAAAGGTAATATCAACATGGAAGGATAGTAAACTTGATTCATACTTCACCTACGATATGGCTGGAGAAATGCACGAGTTTAATAAAAATGAGATCTTTTCAATTTCCACTTACGATTACAAGTTAGACTTTGACGAGAATATTTCTTCAGATAGACTTAAACAGTTAAATGCAGAGATAGAAGGGGAAGAATCAAAAACTCGCCTCAATATAGCTAAGGAGAAGGAGAAAAAGAGAATAACCTCCTACGATAAACGATATCTAGCTGGGACACCTTTATTTGGATACATTACAGGAAAGATTAAGGAGTATATATTAAAAGACTACCTATTATCCATTCTATCTATCAAAGACCTTATTCAACCTATTATCTTACTTGTGGGACTAGAGAAGACAACTGCTTTAGAGGAGGGTGTAGACTTAACTCAAAAGGTAGAATCTCTCATAAACAAGAACTTAGATATGTCATTTATGGAGGCTAAAGGGTTATCAGTAAAGGAACTAGCCATGTCTCTAATTGATAATATACGAGTTCTCCCAGATTATGATAGTAAGCTTGCCGGAATGACTGACCTTAATTTAGATAAGATTTCCGAGAAGATAGATAGAATAAGAATGGACCAACAAACTATCAAAGAGGACTTAATTAACGCTATTGGATTACCACCGGATTTATTTGAAGGTAGGGCGTCTAGATGGGAGTCAATTAAGATGTCACAGAGGTTTGAAAGTAAAGTAAGCTATTATGTAGATATGATAAATAAGAGTGTCGTTCTACTAGCTGAAAATTTGTATGATAGATTAAAGTTAAGTAAAAAGCTGGATATTGAAGGGAAAATCACATCTAACTTAATGGATACAGATTCACTAGAGTACACTAAGAAAGTCGCTAGAATGGATACCTTAGCTGAATCGGTGAATAGAATAGCAGACTTAGCAAATATAGTTTCAGGATTAGAGCAGAACCAGTTAGTTGAAATTAAAGCTCTTAAGGAGTATATTAAAGAAGGTGTTAAGAAGTTTAATGACCCTGCTATGGCTAAGATGATTAATCCAGATAAGAAACCAGTGATGGACGCATTCGGCAACCCGCTTCCTGATCCAGATGACCCAATGAGTGGTATGAATAATGGTATGATGGGAGACGGAGGGTATGGACAGCCTTATTAAATGATCAAGTAACATGAAAAGAAATAAATTTAGATACAATAAAGAAAATATAACATCTCGTCTATTCGCTCAAAACAGAAAGAGAAGACCTAGTCACTACGATGATGAGGATGAAGATGAAGAAGATCACCGTGGAGGAGGTATAGGTGCCGGAACTGCTATGGGACTTGGAGCTGGTGGACTTGCCCTAGCTAACCAAGGTCTTTCTGCTATGGGAACTATCCAAGGAGTAAGAGAGCAAGCTGGAGGAATTAAAGGATGGTGGGATAAAAGAAAGAGAAGAAAAGCTGACTATAAGAAGTACGGCGGAGATGAGCATTTGATGGAGAAAAAGAGAGACCAAGCTTATCGTCTATCTAAAAATGCTAAGAACTCGGCTCAAGAAGCGGCTTTAAAACATAGAGAATCAGAAATAGCTGACTCACTAAACTACGCTAGAAAAAAGAATGCCTATAAAAATGAGATGGCAACTAAAAAATCTTGGGTAGGTAAAGGTACTACTTGGGCTAAACATAATCCATGGCAAGCAGGTGCAGCAGTAGCAGGAACAGCCGCTTTAGCTGGAGGTGCTTACTACTTATGGAAGAAACGTCAAGAGAAAAAGAAAAGAGAGAAGGAGAGACGTGAAAGAGAAGCTCAGACTAGACACCAAAGTAATATAACTAGTAGGATGTTTGCGATTACAAGTGCGGCAGCGAGAGCAGGCAGGGCAATGAAAGGATTTAAGATTAAGCCAAAAGCTGTAAAAAACTTTCATCCAGGCATCTCCCCAAATAAACCTAAATTTACTCCACCTACTAAAATAAAATCCCCTAATTCACTGGGAGATAAACATTGGAGACCTGATTTAAATGCTGCAATGAAAGGTACTGCCCCTACTAAAAAGGAGTTCATCAATCATAAGGTTCAAAAGGGGTTAGAGTTTAGAAGAAGAAAGTTAAATAAAACTAGACAGCAAAATAGAAGACTCGCTGCTGAAAATTCAACTAATATCCAAACTAAGCCAGATAGATCTGCGGGAATAAACGCTAGAAGAAATAACCAAGCTAGAAAAGAGGCAATGGGAAAAGTGGCGGATGGAAGAATTCTAAGCAAAAAAGAGAAAAACGTTAGGGATTTAGCGGCGAAAACAGACTTACAAAGAACTGCTGGAGCGGGAGTTATGGGTCATGAATATAAGCAAGCCCGAAAAGAACTTAGAAATGCTCGAATAGATCTTCACAACACTAAATACAAAAACAATAAATTAGGTGATCTTTGGGCTAGAAAAGGAGGTCTTAAGAAGTTTGATAAGAACGGAAACCTTAGATGGGGTAAAAAGAGAATGGCATTAGCTGGACTCGGAGCGTACGCGGCTTACAACATGATGAAGGATGACGATGATGATAAATAGGAGACGAAAATTAAATAACATAACAACGCGACTTTTCGGACTTATTGGTAATTATCAAGCAGGACAAACGGTTTCAACTACAGGAAAAGAAGCTTTAGGAAATAAACTACCATCAACACAGGAGTTACTTAATGAATCTAAAGTTTACGTGCTGATTAGAAAAGATATAGATGGAAACTGGAAAACACCTAGAAGACTCAGAGGGGCATCTCCAAATGAGGTAATGAACCAAAGGAGAATGCTAGAGAATAAAGGAGAAAGAGTTCAGGTGAGAGGTCCTATGGATGAAGCTAAAGCCGAGACGATATATGATAGTTACAAGAGACAGTACGAGAATTCAAAGTGGAGATAGATATGATGAATAAAAACGATAATAAGATAGAGTCTGATAAGGAGTTCAAAGTTATGCTACACTCTAAGATGAAAGAGATACATGGAGATAAATATAATCCAGAAGTAACAGAGAGAGTAGCTAACGGACTAATTGAAAGATATAACGGAAACTATCCAGCTATGGTAAAGGCGGCGTTTAGTAATAGTGAGACTAGAACTCAATCTAAGCTTAAACTGAAAACTAGACTATTTGCTGATTCTCCTTCGCTAGGTAAATGGATGGCTGCTTCGATTGCAGTTGGAGTAGCTACGCCTATCATTACTCAGTTAGGATTATACGCTCTAGATTTCTATTTAAACAAGCATAAGACTCTAAAAGATTTGAAGGAGCAAGACACAGAAGAGGTTGTAAAAGACTTTCTTAGATCAAATAGAGGGGTTAGGGCTTCAGAAGATTCAATTAGAAATGCATCTGAGTCAATGAAGGATTTCTTACACTATCAGGTTAATAAAAAATATGCACCTTATAAGGATAAACAAGATATTTTGAATGACCAGATAGCAGGTAAGACTAACTATAAAATAAACCAGAGATATGTTAGATAAGAGAAGTAAGAAGGAGTTGCTTGAAGATGATAAGAAAGGTTGGAAGAGGTTATTATTAAGATAAAACAAACATGATAGAAACAAGAAAACACTCAATTCTATCAACCACATTAACCGCGGGACTTGGAGGAATGGCTGGACGAATGGCTGGAGGATTTTTAGCTAAGTCTATAGAACAAATCCGAGCAGAAAACCCAAAATGGACAGAAGAGCAAGTAAGAATGGAGCATAAGAGACTTCTAGAGAAAGCTAAAAGATACTCCTCAGCTTATGGATTTGCTCTAGGTACGGGTAATGATATACTTACTTCAGCTGCAGTTGGTGGTGTTGTAGGTAGATTTACTATGGGAAGCGAAGATAAATTCTATGAAAGATTGAAAGCCTTAGACCCTACAATGACTCGAAGAAGAGCGTCCTTACTGTATGAGAAAGAGAAGGAAAATAGGGAAGCAGCAGCAGCCTTAATCGCGGGAGCTGGAGCTTTGGTGGCTAAACATGGTTCTAATAAATATAAACAATATAAGGCAGAACAAGAAGCTAATAAAAATCCACAACCAGTACAAGAGCCTAAAAAGAAAGGATGGTTCTCTAAAATGTTTGCTTCATATTTAGGAGCTGGAGCTGGAGCTATTGGAGGAAGATGGCTTGGTGGAAAAATGTCACAGAGTCTTGAAAGTATTAGATCAGAACACCCTACTTGGAGCGAGGAAGAAGTTAGAGCTGAACAAAAGAGATTAAAGAAAAAGTTCAAGAGCAGAGGTATGGCTTATGGTGCCGCTATTGGATCTAAATCAAGAACCTTAGGGGGAGCTGCTTTAGGTGGAGTAATAGGAAGAATACCGTTTAAATCTAAGGAGAACTTTATAGAATCTAGAATGGCTTTAAATCCTAAACTTACAAGGAGAGAGGCTGAGTTAATGTGGGAAAGAAATCAAGATAGAAATGAGCAAAGAGGAGCCGCTATCGGTGCAGCCTTAGGGTTTGTAGGTGGTAGAGCTTACGATGCATTTAAAAAGAAGAAATAAAACAATTTAAAACAGATATAAGATATGTCAATGATATTTAAAACAAGATTATTCGCTAAG